GGCGCATGAAACCTGCGGTACCGGCGGCTTCTCCTGCGGGCTCGACGCCACGCTCCGCATCATCTCGGGCAAGTGGAAACCGCTGATCCTGTTTTTCCTGCGCGATGGCCCGAAGCGCTACGGCGAGCTCAAGCGCCTGACCCAGGGCGTCAGCGACAAGGTGCTGATCCAGCAATTGAAGGATCTCGAGGCCGATCACGTGCTGGCGCGGAACGACTACAAGGAAGTGCCGCCGCGCGTTGACTACACGCTGACGCCGCTCGGTCGCAGCTTGGCTGAGGCGATCGTCCCGCTATGCACCTGGGGAACCGAGCACATGGCGGAAATGGCCAGCATCTTCGCCAACCGCGACACTTTGCCTTAGCAAGCGCGGTCATATGCGCTTGGCGGACGCCGCTCCTTGATCGTGCTCATCGCCAGCGCGCGGAAGCCATGGCCCGTCATGCGGCCCTTGTAGACCATACGCTCAAGTGCCACCAAAATGGTGTTGTTGCTTGTTGGTCTTTTATGATCTCGTTGGTTCGGAAAGAGATACTTGCTCGGGACGAGCGAGGCTTAGGGCATTGTCAAATTCGGCTTGAGCCTTAAGTTGGCCCAGCACCGGGCTGACTTCGGATGCGGTATGTGAGCGCTGGGTTTGCTGACTTCGAGGAGCCCACGGCTTGAAATGAGGATACGACCGCGCGCCCTCGGCGCGCGACGCTGGCGCGCAGCGCCAGCAATTGGGCGATTCGGAGCGGCAAAAACGTGCACATTTTTGCCTTCGAATCCCCCGCGCAAGCCGCGCAGGCGGCTTGCTTCTCTCCGCCAGAATAAAAAAAGGCCGCCCATCGGGCGGCCTTCTTTTTTATCCGAGAGGGGAAGCCTAATCATGCCTCAGAACCCGCACAGACACTCGACTTGCTCATCATTAACTTCATTCATACCGTCAAAGATACCGTCAAAAAAATACATGCGGCACTTCACGCTCAAGCCTGCTTTTTCAGCTCAGTGTCCCAGCATCGCATAAAAAATATTCTTCGCGTCGTTACATTCCCGCAACGGGTTTGAGTGTCCTTACGTTCGACCTCGCTGGCGCTCTTGGGCTTGATTACGTCCTTGAGCTTGGTTACGCGCTTGGATTTTGGTCTGGATCTGCGTATATAGCTGAGCCTCCGCATTTTCAAAATCCGTAACTGTAATTATCAGCGCGTAAGGTTCCTGCTCCAAGGCAACAGCTTTCCCCCATTCGCGGTCTTGGCGAGTGACGACCACAAACCATTTTTCGGTCGGTCTACATTGCCGGAAATGCCATATTGATGCTTGCGCAGTTCCACGATCACGGGTCTGCGCAGTTATAGTCCTATTCGTAGTAGCATCGTCATTTCTCGACTCAGCCGTTTCTTGCGTATCATGATTGAAGTGATTCGCCACCTCTTCCAAGCTACTTCCCCTGACAAATCGGAAGCTAATTTTTGTTGCGGTATATTCAATACGCGTAGTTCGGACTTCCGGCGTATAGGCTAAGGAAATTCTCAATTCGCGGGATGCGCGTTTTGAACGCAAAAAATCCGAAGGTAGAGGCAATTCAAAGAATTGATGTGAGTCATTTTCAATGGAGTCTTCAATCATAAGAACGACAGCATTTTCAGATGACCTATAAAGCAAATCTTCGTTCACAACGCCATAACCTGCCACATCACGAGCCACATCTCTATTGAGAGTCTTAGGATCTTCTTTATAGGCCTTTTTAAACTCTTCAGTAAAAGTATCCTCAATCTCACTAACCATAGCTGCATGATTAAGAAGTGCTGCCCGAACCAAATTTGCAGACGAATTAGGATATTGATTAAGGAACCGCCCCGCCAAATGGGAAACATATGGTGCTGAAAAACTGGTTCCCGATTTTTCAGAGAACAAAGTATTTCCAATAAAATCACTCCGACAAGCCAACACCCCTAGACGCGAATCAACCTTTTGCCATTGCTTTCCCTCGAATCGCATAGGATTGGCGAAATTACCCCCATGCGCAACCAACTCAGGTTTGAGCGCACCTTTCACACTCGGGCCATGACGAGTAAATGGCGAAGGCTGGTTTTCGATTGCAGGAGAAAGCTGAGAAATATCGTCCTCGCGTTGCTGAGCATCCTTCGTAGCATTGTGCCGAGCTAAGCTGCCAACAGTCAAAACGTTTAACGCAGGGGCTGGATCAATTATCCGATTTTCGCAATGAATTAAATATTCTGGATATTCTTCACGCCAACTATCCTTTGGAACAGGCGGATCTTCAGATCCATTGAAGTTCCCACAAGAAACGACGAATAAGACTCCCTTACTCCGCGCCAACCGATCCAACGTATACGCCATTCCCTTAATGTGTCGTTGATCATATGGCGAGTTGGCATTTCCAAAAGAAACATTGAATATCCGACAGCCCAGCTCAGTAAAATAATTAACAGCTTCGATAAGTGTAGATTCGATAGTCTTAACGTCGAAATCACCGTCTACATTAAGCACTTTCCCGCTATAAATCCAAAGTTCAGGTTGCCAAAAGTCACTAGCGTTACATGCCTCTAAATCTCCGTAAAGTGCAATGCTCGCAACCGCTGTTCCGTGCCCATTTAGATCACTCTCATCTTCATTCGAAATAAATGTTGCACTCTCAGCCATGGATGACTTAAGGAGCGGATGATTTGTATTTACTCCACTGTCCAAAATACAAATCTTCGTAGCGGTTTCGCTTGGCGAAGGAATATTGCGTGGGATTTCGGCAATGTCGCGATTAAGCTGAAAATTGTATTCGATTCCTGTTTCAGGCAATAAATCAACGCACCTGACATCCATATGATTCAACAATTCTTTAGCCTGAGAATGTGTCACTTTCAACCTATATATCAAAAGGCTGTCTAAGTTAACTTTATCAAGATTCTGGATTTTTTCGGCAACAAGCCATGTCTCAAAAGCAGCGCACAACCGAAGTCTCTCAGGATGGTTGGCGGCATAGATGGGCCAAAGCTCAATATCTAATTTAAACGACTCATCCTTTGGCAACCCTTTACGTTGAATAGCCCAACTAGTGCGGTCAGCCTCAGTCCAGCAGTCAATGCCACTCAACGCCTCAAGAATTTGCTTATAAGTTATATCGGTATCGTTCTGCCCAAGCCGATCAAGATGGTCAGAAAATTTCATTAGGCCCTGCTCATCAGCAAACACCACGCAAACCTGGCTATCTTCTTGGCTGATGAACTCCACACCATGAATACGGAGATTTTCAAAGGTTAACGCACCTTCGTATTGGAGCTTGAAAATATAAGTCTGTGTTGATGAGGGAATCAGCTTCCCAGCGGCTGCACGAGCTGTTGCGAAAAAAGCGTTCAGACGCCTTCCGTGCGCTCGCATATCGTCGCGCCGGACAAAAAATGGGGGATTGCGGGTGCGACGGGGATTTTCTAAGACTTCTCTTTTGATAGTTAAGTGTTTGAAGTCAGATTCCATTCCATCCCTATAGCAGAGTCAACGTTACCTAATATTACTCCGACTTTCTCTCGCTAGGGCACTTTTAAGATCCTTCAGAGTCAAAAATTCTTGGCTCCGCAGGATCATATGTTTAACTGCCCGCCGTATAGTTCGTTCTATGTCGGCTCCGCTCATTCCTTTAAATTCGCTCACCACATCTACGTCATCCAGCTCAAATTGCCGCCTGATTCCTCGCAACTTCAGTTGCAACAGCTGAACGATCTGAGCCGGCTCTGGCAATAGGAACTCTATGGTGTCATCAAAGCGCCGCCAAATTGCGGTGTCCAAAATTTGCTCATGATTAGTCGCAGCCAAAATTAGGCTCTTGCCCTGGTAAGCATCCATCATCTGCAACACCGCATTTACAACCCTTCGAAGTTCGCCATGTTCACTACTATCGTCACGCTCCTTGCCAATAGCGTCAAACTCGTCGAACAGAACAACCATTGAGTGCTCCCCGACGAATTCGAATACCTGTCGTAGGTTAGCTGCAGTTTGACCTAAGAACGACGACACCAATGCGTCGAGGCGCACAATTGCAAGTGGCATATCAAGTTCAAAAGCGATGACTTCAGCAGCCAACGTCTTACCGCACCCCGGTGGACCATAAAATAGGACTTTCCCCGCTGCCTTCATTCCGTAACTGCGTAGCAGGTCGGAACGCCTATGCTCCTCAAGCAAGTCGTCAACCGCAGCTACACTAGCAGCGCCAACGATAAGCTCTTCCAACGAGCGTTGCGGCTGCCGAATATCCAGCAGCGGGAAGCCACGTTCTTTATCAACAGGGGACGCTGGTAGCTTGTTCGCCCGACCAGGATTCACATTTTGGTGATCCCCATACAGAATTCGCTCTAAATCGTTGGCAAGCAAGTGATGCTGCTTTTGCCGTTCGTTCTCAATAATTGCCTCTGAAGCACGACGAAACACCGCTGAGTCCCCAGTGGTGCCAGCTTTGATAAGCTGCCGAAGTATCTTTCCGTTCATCATTGCCCCCTAAAAGCCATTGCATTTCTACCATGAATAACATGGAGATAATTCATTGTAAACCAGACAATGCCTATTTTGTAAGTAAAATCAGCGCCCACAAATTGCTCAGTGCGGCTAAAATCCTCTAGGCATTTCCGATCAAAGTTTGAGATTGTAGCGGTGCGGAGGCAGTCGGTCCAAACTATATAGCTACGACTGCGCAACGGAGCGGCTCTGACATGCCCTCGCCTCGCAGCACAAGAAGTGCTACCGCGTCCCCACGATGGATTGCTGCCACCGTTCCGCCATGCCACCCCTCTTGAAAAGCAACGACAGGCATGGATGTGTCCGTATGAGATCTACGATGTATAAGGATACGCGGTTTAAACCCCAAAGTTGACGAACGCTACCCCATCTGTGGGCAGTGAATTTTCTAGGACTTCGTGTTTTTCATACCGTCATGGCAGCAATATCACGTAGCCTTGCGGCCCAGTCCTCTGGCTTCAATGTCAGCCGCAGCGCAGGACACCATCGATCCCTCATTGAAGGAGACATCCTTCACCCTCCCCGCGACAAGTCGAGATAACGGTAGTCGGCTGTCCCTCGACATGGCCGTGATGGGTGATAGCGAAGCCGTTGTCGATGGACTGAATGATGGTCATGACTTCCAAGATGTCGGCCAGTTGCTCAAGGGTGATGCTGCGCATAGTCGTTCCTCCAAATTGTATCGGCTCATGAAGCCCGGAGCCGGTGACGGGATTGATCATTTGATACAGAAATCGTTACGCATCTCTTAAGCGTTGCTTCTCACAATGCGGCATGAGGGGTGACGCCCCCTGTAAGCTTCACGGATGACGGCGGTGCCGATTCGTCACCCATCAAAGTCGTCTCGTTCTGTCACCCCACAAGGCCAACGAATCTCGGGGCATGGAGACGTATTCGAGGGGTGACAGGGATAATCGAGAACTACGTTCTCGAAAAGGGATGCGTCCCCTCCCCACTCGCCTCGTTTCTAGGCCATAAAGTCATCTCCTCGTTCACGAAGCACGGCGCGCACATTGACGAGCTGATTCGCTACCGCCTGCCTTGAAATCAGAACCCCGGTCATCTGATAGTAGCGGGCTGCGATTTCCGTCGGGCTGGCATCCTTCACCATGCGCGCGCAGCACCAGAGTGCATACCTGCGCGACAGGGTGGCCTGTGCTTCCGGCTCCCCGAATGCAGTGGTGCGGCGCGTCTTTCGCAAGTCGTCCTGTAGCGCAAGCCGGACTCGCTTACCGTAGCTCCTCGTAATCTCCGCTTGCTTGTTGATCGGTGCAGAACGCAAATATGCGGAGTCCCATTGCTGGCGTTCCGTAAGGCTTAGCGAGCCTACGATTTTCCAAGCTGGCCGCTTGCCTTGGTGGAATGCGAACGCGGCCTCTCGATGGAAGACGGCATCGCTGCCCGTCAGCAATTCCTTGCCCCGCAGGTATCGGACGGCACTGGCATGTTCTCTGTGCCAGCGCCGCAGCCATGCCAAATCAAACAGCAGCAGATCGGCACGCTGGTTGACAGTGGCGCTATCCAGCGCCAGCTCCTCATGCCAAAAGCTCGGCGGGATACCGCGCTCGACCAATGCTTCGGCCATGACGAAGGCCACCAGCCGCTTGCCATCAGCAAAGGCGGCGCGAAATCGTCCCATCAAGCTGTCGCGGTCAAGCTTCGCCACACGACGCCGCGCCTCGCTCAGTGCATCCGGCGCGGATGCACGCAGCAGCGACGCGAGCGGCGCGAACCCATCCACTGGGCCTGCGGCGCTCAGCACGCTCATTGCCGTCCGGTTGCCGTTGAACCGATGGCCTCGTCCATCTCGCGCTCAAAACGGGCCGTCAGCGTTTGATAATGCGGCGCGATGCGTGCGATCCCTTCCATGATGGACTCCGGGCCGTAGGACTGCATCAGGTTCACACCCTGCTCGTGGAGCGAACCAGCGCCAGCAGAATGCAGCTCCAGGAATGCGTCCAGCTCGTGCAGCTCAGGCAAATGGGAACCCAGAAGGTGATTGGTGATAACGGTGATTGTCATACCGGTGCGCGTCGCAAGCCGCGCCATGATCTCGGCCATGTCTTCGTTCAAGGTGATACGTTTGGTCATTGGTGCTTCCTTAATTTGGGAAAAAGGCGAAGTGCAGGCGGTTCGCGCCTTTGATAACAACGAGGTGCTGTGCGAGGTCATCGCAAAGCACGAGGATCGTTGCATCAGGCCGCTTGTGCCGGGCCACGGCACGACCAAAAGCACAAAGTTGAATGAGCTGCTCGTCATTCAGTTCGACGGGGCCGCGCTTGCCCGCAATGCGGAAAAGCTCTTGGGCGATGTCCGACGGTGGTTGCATCCACTCCATTTTTTCGACGGACGGCACGTCACCGAAAACAATATCGTCGGCGTCACGGGGCTGGGCTGGCGGGCGGCGCTTCATGCGGCCTCCCGCTGACCGGCGGCTTGTACGCGGGCCTGCACCCAAGCATCAATGCTGGATGCCGTCCAGCCTACGGCACGTTCGCCAAGTTTGATGGGTGCGGGGAAAGTGCCTGCCTTTGCTCCTGCATAGATGCTGGAGCGACCAAGACCAGTGCGGCCTTTGACCTGCGGCAGGCGAAGCATGATGTCTCCTGCCGTGAAATTCAACGAAGCAGGAAACGGGATAACGTGGTTCATGTTGTCCTTTACAGTTTGTTAGCCGCCAGTGCGGTATGTGAGAACTGTAAAAGACAACCGTTTGCCAGATGCGACACGAAATCGCACTTCAAGAATTACTTTGATTCTCCCCGCGCGCCCTTTCGTGCTGCGTCGATGCTGTATGCGTTCCACTCGATGTCATACGCCGCGAGAGCGTCATCCACGGATGCGCCGCTTGGGCGCAGGCCATTGATCCCACGAAGTTCGATCTCAATGCGGAACTTGCTCTTAGCGTCCTTGAAATTCGTTCGGTCTGGAAGACCACGTAGAAAGTCTTTGAAGGCATTAGCAATATCCAGTCGTTTTTGCGCCGTCATCTTTGCTCTTGTAGTAACACGCGGCAAACCAGCGCCATTCTTCGTTTCACTGAGGAGAAACCGGAATAACTCGCTTGGGGCTTTTCCGCTCACACTCTCGCGACCAAGGCGTAGCAACCGCTCCGTAGGGTCTTCGATTGTGCGAGGATCATCGGGCAGCGCATGAAACCGTGGCGGCTTAGAGGTTAAATCAAGCCACGCCTGATAGACGACGGAATCGAAGTCCTCTGATGATTGTTCCTCTGCGCCGATGTCATACTCACTGGCGGCCTTGGGCTGCTTCGTGATCATCTCGACTACCATTGCACTTGTCGGATGCTGCCGCGCTATCATGCTGCGCGCTTCCCAAACGAGCCAACGATGACCTTGCCCGCAGCAACTCCATCAAGGAAATTGGCCCAATCCTGCATCATCACGCGCCGCTCAGCCAAGAACTGCGCCCGGTCGTAGGCCGCAGCTATTTTGTCTTTCTGCGCGTGCGCAAGCTGGCGGTCTACTACCTCATGCCGGTAGCCCAAGCGCTCCTTGATTGTAGACATGGCGAGCGCACGGAAGCCGTGGCCGGTCATGCGGTTCTGGTAGCCCATGCGCTTGATTGCCATCAAAATCGCGCCGTTACTCATGGGCTTTTCGTGGTCGCGCTGATTCGGGAACAGATACCTGCCGCCGCCGGTCAGCGCGTGCAGCTCACGCAGCAGGTCGAGCGCTTGCGAGGAGAGGCATACGTGGTGGTCGGTCGTATCAGGGTTCACGGTCAGCTTGCCCCGCTTCATGCGGTGCCAAGGAATGATCCACTCCCCGGCCTCAAGGTCGATTTCGCTCCAAGGCGTTTCGATCAACTCGGACGTGCGCACGAAGACCAGCATCATCATACGCAAGGCGATGCGGGTTGGCTTGAACAGGCGGGCGCAGTTCGTGTCCATCGCTGCCAGGAAGGCGGGCAGTTCATCAGCCGTGATGGCGGCGAAGTGACCTGCCTTGACGGGCTTAAGCACATCTTTCATGTCCGCCGCCGGGTTGCGGTTCTCGATCCCCTGCTGGCTGGCGTAGGTGAACACGCGGGCGCACGTCGCCTTGATGCGGTGTGCGATCTCGTGCGCGCCCCTGCTTTCGATCTTGCGCAATGCGGCGATCATGTGCTGGTGCTTGACCGAGCCGATAGGCATGGAACCGATCTGCGGAAAGATGTCGATCTCCAGCCGCCGTATCGTGTCGCGTGCGGTAGCGGTGCTCCACGTCGGCAGCTTGTTGCTGTGCCACTCGCGGGCCAGCTTTTCAAACGTGTTGCCGTTGGCCTCGCTCAGCTCGCGCTGGCGCTCCTTTTTATCCTGGCTGGGGTCAGTCCCCTGGTCGAGCAGCTTGCGGGCCGCCAAGCGCTTGTCGCGGGCTTCCGCGAGCGTGACCTCGGGATACTTGCCGAAGGCCAGTGTGCGACGGGCTTCGCCATACCGGTAATCCATGCGCCAATACTTCGCGCCGTCGGTATTGACCAAGAGGTAGAGGCCGCCGCCGTCCGACAGCTTGTAAGGCTTGTCCTTTGGCTTCGCTGTGCGGGGTTGGATGTCGGTAAGAGGGACTGCGAGTTTCGGCATGTGACGGTATCCGTTTTGGCGGTATTTGTAGATACCGTCAACCATACCGACAAAGTTGTTGGATTTCAATGGACGCCAAAAGCGCTCCTGAAACAAAAAACCCGCGATCTCACTGGGAGTATCGCGGGCCTCTGGACATCTTTGGATGTCTTACTACTTGTTCCTGGCGGAGAGAGGGGGATTCGAACCCCCGATAGGCTATGAACTCATTGCGGGAGGGCTCAAGGGGAGCAAGGGGGAATGTTTACAATGACTTACGTAATTATCATCCCCCTACAGCTCCCTTCTTTCCCCTCGCTTAACCCAAGTTCTAACCCAAACTCTTGCCTCAGCCTACCCAGCGCCCGGTTTAGCAGAGCTATTCTACCAGCCACATCCATCCAGCACAGACCCGCCGTGCAGACGTCTGCACCCCAATCAAAAGAGGCCAGCAGGTTCGGCCTCTTTGTCCCAGCTGTAAATGATCAGCTCTTGGCGCTCCACCGCCCTACCACCGCCGCCAACCGTATAGTTGATGCCGGTTGCATCCATCTGGAAGCGGGCGAAGACGCGGCGGATATCTGGGTGATCGTTCAGGCTCAGAATGGCCTTCCCTTTGAGTCGAGACATGAGGTCTGCCATGCGCTCGTACTCAGTGAGCGGGAAGTCCACGCCGTAGCCGGCAGTCTCCCAATAAGGCGGGTCCAGATAAAACAGAGTATGGGGCCTGTCGTAGCGCTCCATGCACTTGTACCAGTCCAGGTTCTCGATGTAGGCGCTAGACAGCCGCAAGTGGGCCGCTGACAGGTTCTCCTCGATGCGCAGCAGGTTGATTGGCGGCGCCGTCGTCGCAGTTCCCCACGTCTGGCCATCGACCTTGCCGCCGAATGCATGCTGCTGCAAATAGAAGAAGCGCGCCGCGCGCTGGATATCGGTCAGCGTGTGCGGCGGCGTGTCCTGCAACCACTTGAACACATCGCGGCTGGACAGCGCGTACTTGAACTGGCGGACAAACTCCTCCAGGTGGTTCTTGACGACCCGGTACAGATTGATCAGCTCGCCGTTGATATCGTTCAGGACCTCCACCTCGGCCGGCGGCCGCATGAAGTACAACGCGGCTCCTCCGGCGAACACTTCGACATAGCAGGTGTGCGAGGGGAATTGAGGAATGATGCGGTCGGCCAGGCGTCGCTTGCCGCCGATCCAAGGAATAATAGGCATTGCCATAGGTAAACGTTTACATTTATGCTAGACTCTCGCCGCCTTCCGGAAGGTGGCAGAGCCTTGCTTGGTTTACTGGCCTATACAGTGAATTGAGGCCCGCCCAGGTTGTTTGCGCAACCCGGGCGGGCGCTCTGTCTTTTACCGCTACGGCTCCGCGTGATCGGTTGCCGCTTTCAAGTTGCCGTAAAACTCCCTCAGGCCGATGGCTTGCTCACGCCAGGCGCGGCAACTGGTGGCGTTGTGCGCGTCGGCTTCGGCGATATCAGCAAGCGGAATGCCGGCGGGTTCTCGGTCAGTGTCGGCGGCAGATCCGGGATCGTCACCTGACCAGGCGGCGTTGTATGCGCGCACGAAGCCAGCATTAACGCCATACACAGCACTGTCAGCGGCCGTGACATAGACCGGTACTTGTTTTTCAATTTCTTCTCCCTTCAGATAAATTTTCTGGATGCGGTCGCGGTATTTGATTTCCGTTTGGATCACGACCTTTGTTTGCGCCTGGCCGATGGCAACCGTTCGCGCCGCTTGCGCGGTGACATACTCGATGTGACGCTGGCCAGCCCGGCGCTCACCGTCCATTTCACCCAGGCACAGCAGCACCGCGGCCATCAGCGAGTACACCAGCCAGCGCGCCCAGGTGGGCAGCAATATGCCCTCAAGCTTGCAGATCATTGGCGCTTCTCCATGTGTAGGTGATCACCCCGCCGGCGCTGGCCAGCGGCAACTCGCCCAGGCAGATCCGGCGCTCGAACTCGCGCCGCTTGTGCAGGCCGGGAACCTGCTTGCCACCCGCATGGTCCCAGGCCAGCAGACCATTGCAGGCGCCAACGTGGTCGCCCTGGTTCAGCTTCTTTAGCAGCGACGATCCGCAAAAGGCTGCCGTTCCCACGTTGTACGAAAACAGCGTGTACGCGTCGTATTCGTTCTGCGTCAACGCCACGGTCGCGCAGCGCAAGACCCCTGCGCCCTTCGCCGCCAGCTGCGACTCGGTCAATGCCTTGCACTCGGCTGGCGTGTAGACCTTGTTGCGGATCACATCCTTGCCGGCGTAACCCTGACAAACGGTCCAGACATTGACAATGTCCTCATAGGGCACATAACGCGTGCCCTCCAACTGCGACAGCACCGCCACCAAAGCGGCGCTGACCAGCGTCAGGCCAGTTCGGTTAAGTGGGTTCCTCACAGCGCGCCTCGCGCGTCCTTGACGGCCTCAGCCGCGTCTTGCATCAGCTCGCCGATGTCCTTGTCCTTGCGCTTGTCGAACCAGCGGACAGCGGCGCCGATGATCCACCAGGCGGGCAGGCCGGCGACGACCATCAGCGGGCCGGCGATGAACAGGAAGCCGAGCGCCGGGTCGCTGCCGTACATGACGGCTACGTCGCGCGCGGCGTCGAACAGCGAGGGCCACCAGCTGCGCACCATGACGACGAGCACCGGGCCGAGAATGCTGGAAGACAGGATGGTGCACAGGAAGCGCACGAACGCCTCCTTGACCGTCTTGGGCCACATGAACATGAAGGCCAGCGACGTGGCGATAGCGCCGGCTGCGACCGGCACCCCGAAGTATTTGAGCAGGGCGCCGCCGGCGGCGGCAGTGGTTTCGATTGGCATAGGTACTTTCGTCATAAAAAAAACCCGCACGCGGCGGGTAGTGGTGGTTGGTAAAGCTTTACTGTCGATTAGTCCGGCCAGCTGAAGGTCGGCATCATGGCCACCGCCTCATCCGGGGTTGGCATTGGCGCCTCGCCCTTCGCCACCAGGTCAAGGTAGTCGTAGGCCTTGGCCCAGGTCTGGGCCATCCACTGCTGTAGCGCGTTGCCTTCGGCACGGAAGCGCTCGCAGCGCTCAAACAGGGGCGACCCATCGTCAACAACCGGAGCTGGGCTGGCATAAGCGCAGGCGCTCTTGATGTCATCGTAGCCACGGGTTTGCGCAACGGAGTCCATCGCCCGCTGAATGGCTACAGCGCCCTGCCGCTGCAGTGTCGCGGCGTCCGGCGCTTCAATGGGAGCCGGTGTATTACCAGCCGCCAGCCAAGCCAGATAGGCAGCGTAGTCCGTGTTGGCTGAGTCGTACGGGATACAAGCACCATCCGAGCGCACGATGCCGTAGTTGCTTAGTTTGTAGGTGTACATGGTCTTATAATTCCGCTGAGGCTATAAATCCGAACGTGAAATAAGCGGTGCCTGCTCCATTGGCAGTCTTAAAGCACTGCGCGCCGGAGGCGGAGACTGTACCGGCGCTTGCTGGGGCACCTGCTGGGAAATTAAAATTAACCCCGTCAATCCAAGTCATGGTGGGCACCGCCCGCATCCTGCCTGCCGCAAACTTGACAATGGAGTAGTACGCCCCTCCATTTACAACGCTACCGGAAAACAGGTTCTCTTGAGAAGCGGACACCTCGCAGTACCGGTGGCACATGGCAAGCCGTTGGCTGTAGGGCAAAGGCTCCATCGGCGGCACCACAGTACCGGGTACTAGCCGCACAGCGGTGATCTGGAGCGTGGCCCCGGCAACTGTACTCAGCTTTACACCAGTGGTACTGCCGAAAGCGTTCCCGGCAAGCCAAGTGCCGAGCGACGCTGTGCTGTATGTGCTGCCAATGCCGAGGTCAACTGACAGCCACAGGCCGGGTTGATTGTCGACGGCCCAAGTGCCTGAAGTGTCGCCGGGGATTGTGACGGACACGATCTGTTCCACGTTTGCCGAAGCCACGTTGACGTGGGCGACGTAGCTACGGCCAGCTCCGCCACCACCACGAATTCCCACTGCGTAGTTACCGGCCAAGCTAGAGGTAACAGCGAACGCCACAGTCACAGGTTTGGCAGCGGGAGTGCCCCACAGCAGGTCTGCCGTGTTGAATCCCTCCACACCCTGCCATAGCGCCACGGCATCAGAAGCTCCTACGGCACCAGCAGTTGTGTTGGTGATCTTGAGGGCGTACGCCATGCCACTAATCACCGGATTTGCCACCGCCACCCGCTGGATGACCAGAGTGCTGCCGTTAGTGCGGGCGTTCTGAAATCCCCAGCGGTCTATCGTGTAAGCGGAACCGTTGACGGCAAGCGTAACTGCGGCCCCAGCGTTGCGCTGGTCGATAGACATATCGCCGTTAATGATGCGATTCTGAATGCCAGACAGCGCACCACCGTTGATGCTGCTCGCAATGATCGCAGTATTGACGGGAAACGCCGGATTCTGGAGCACCCATTTACCGAGCACGGAATCGTAGACCACGTACACCCAGCAGCCCGCATACGGAATGTCGCCGATGGCAAGAGGCGTTCCGTCTGGACGCGACATATAAGCGGCCGCCGATGCATCGACCTTCAAACTGACCGATGTAAGCGTGTTGGCTCCGAGGGCCTTGAATCGAATTTCAGCGCCATGGGCTAGCGTCGGGAAAGCTGGTGTGAGGGCAAGAGTAATTGCGTTCGCGTTTCCGCTGGCTACGCCGACAAGATAGCTACCGTTCTGCACCTGCGATAGAGCTGCCTTTTTGGCGTCCAGTTCGTTGATCGCGCCCTGCTGCGTCCCCGCAGTAACACCGCCTGCCGGCGTATTGCCAACCTGCGCGCCCCCGCCTGGGGCGGCAAGACCGGCAGCCGACAGATTGGGAACGTACCAGATCGTGCCGTTGAATGTGCGCTCCTCCTTGGCGACGCTGTTGTAATAGCGGTCGCCCGCTTGACGGGCTGATGCGTCCGGACGTGTCGCCGGATCGGCCGTATAGCTACCGTAATACGCATTGCGCGCGGTGGCCAGATTGGCCGCCGCCGCCGTTGCGCTACCAGCCGCCGATGTCTGCGACGTCAGTGCCGTTGCCGCGCTGTTGGAAGCGGAAAGTGCAGACGCAGCAGCGGCGACCTGGGCAGCTTGCGCATCGACGGCCGCCTGCAGCGTGAGCGGGTTGGCGTCACCAACATCGCCTTTCGGCCCCTGAATGGAACCGAACTGCCAGGCGCCCTTCGCCCACACGTACAGCACCGCCGCGATCATATAGGCGTCGCCGTCGCTGTTGCCTGCCGCCGGCAATTGCGCCGGCGATGCGAGAATGCCTTTCAGCTCCAGGCCGGCGCCGACCAGGTTGCCGGCGAGGTAGTCGTCCCTGAATCCGGAGAACGTCCCCAGCAGCGACGCCACTTGCTGCGCCAGCGCGACGATATAGGCCTGCGTGGGCGCCACGGAATAGGCGGCGTTGTTCGCCGCTGCGCCGGCGTACGGCGTCACCAGCGACATGCTGCCCGCCGCCGTGATCGTGTCCACTTCATAGGCCCGGCCATCCGGTCCGAAGAAGATGGCGCCCGGTGTAACGTAAGTGATGAAGTCCGTCCCGGTCCCTGCTACTACCTTGCTGCCGGCGACCACCGATACCGTGCCGCTTCGATACCAACTCATATGATGTATCCCTCAAAAGAAAAGGCCACCCAATCGGGCGGCCCTTGTATTCGTCAGTGCGCGGCAATCAGCCTGCCGCGCACTGTCCAATTTCTGCGATGACGTCCCGCGTCACCCTGACCGCCTGCGCGACCGTGGTGGCGGCAGCAAGCCGATCCTTCCCGACAACACGCACTGCCTCGATGGCAGGGCCAGCGCGGCGCGCGGCGTCGCCGCGTGCCTTGACCCGCGTGGCCACCTCGTTCAGCGAACTGCCGGAACGACTTGCCTCTGCCTCGATCCACAGGTAGACGCCCGGTGGCGGGCTATCGAATGCAAGCACAGCGCAGGCCTCCCAATACTTGTCGTTGTAAATGGCCGACTGTCCGGCAAGGCTGGTCGCGAACCGCTCGCGCGCCTGCAGGGCTGCCTGGTCGATTTCACGGCGCCCCCACGCCACCGCATCACTGAGGCCCTCGAATGGGTGAAGGTCAAGCCGCATCGACAGTGACCTCCAGATCTCGGAATGGGAACGACTCGACGCGCACCAGGTAAGCGCCAGGCCGTGCGAAGGTCAGGCAAATGTCCGTCCCGTCCGCAATGTCTGACAGCGATACAGGCCCCGTCACCGCGACTTTCGACCCGGCAGGCACGCCTGCGATCACGACCTCGTCTGTTCCGTCCGCAGCGGCAGCCATCGCGGAGAACACCGCCGGATTGACCGGCCTGGACACAAGCGCGCCGTCGACGACGTACTGTGTGCGGACGTCTGCACTTCCCTCCAGAACGAAGCGCCCCAGCTCCTCGTCCTGCTGCAACTCGAACATGGATTCAGGAATGTGTCCGGTCTGCAGGACACGCCCCTCTTTGTTATAGATGATGTAATCCTTCACCGGCGCGTCTCCAAAAGTGCTGCGTTAATTTGCCCTGCCCTCGAAAATCCTTCTTGTGGATTAGCCGCAACTATGAATGTGTACGTGTGCGTGCCGGCGCCGGGATAATCGATGTACACGCATGTCGCGCTCAACGCCATCTCACCCCCTGAAAAGTTCGCTCCCGCCATCGACACCGAGTTAATCGCAACACCATCGCGGAAGATCGTCACAACGGTCGACCCGTGATAACCGTTCCCATTCGAGTCCCAAAAAATGCCCACACCAGTCACCGCCAGGTAGATCGGCGCACCGTACGCGTTGAACGTGATCGACGCGCCGCCGGTACCGGACGCCGACGCCATCGTGGTGACGGCATTTCCGGCAATGGTCAGCGTGCCCACGGCCGCATTCTGGATATGCGCGGCCTTGATCCATGCATCGCCGATGAAGGCCTGATTGATGAACACTTGGCCGTTCTGGACGACGAACGGAGTGATGATTCCCCCGTTGGCTTCGCTCACGACCGCCAAACGATCCGCGCTCAGCAGGATCTGAGATTCCGCCACCGGCCCGTTGACTTCCACACCCACGCCGATGCCGGCCAGATAGCGCCGCCCGCCCTGCGTCACCTGCGTTTTCAGCGTGTACTGCGCCGATAGTTTCCCGTTCGTGTCCACGAGTGCCTGGGACGTAGCCTGAACCGCCGCGCTAGCATCGTTGGCCTTCGCCTGCGCCGTATCGATACGCTGACCCAGCGAGCCGTCCGCGCTCACGCGCGCGGTTTGCTCGCTCTGCACTGCGGCCGCCGCTTGGCCGGCCTGCGCCGCGACCGTATCGATACGCTGGCCCAGCACGCCGTCCGCGTTCACACGCGCGATCTGCTCGCTCACAATCGCCGCCGCGTTCTGGCCGACTGCGGCGCCGACCAGGTCGACCTGCTGGGCCAGTGCGGCGTTATCGGACTTGTTCTCGGCGCGAACAGTCTCAATTCGCGTGCCGACCTTCTGCGTCGTGTCGGTCAGCGCCTTGTCGCCGTTGATCATGGCGAGCAGCTGATTCGCGGCCAGCTCGTCCGTAGCCTTGCCATTGAGCAGTTCATTCACCCGGTCCACCATCGGCCCGATGACCTCCTCCGCGTCCTCGATCGGCTGGAGCAGATCCTGCGCCAGCTGCGTCTTGCCGATGACGCCGCCCAGGTAGCTCAAAATGGACGCGGCGTCCGTGCTGGTCTGGCCGGCTACGCCCGCGCCCGCCGGGAAGAACGCACTGGCATTGCCCATGCGGTCCACCAGCCGAACCCAGAAATAGCGCGTCTCCCCCGCGTTCAGGCCGCCCAGCACAAACGAACTCTGTGGCGCCGCGAGGGAATCCACCAGGACGGCCGTGCTGCGGTCGGCGCTGGTCGACTGCCACAGCTCCGTGCCACGCAGATAGTCCAGGTCTCCCGGCGGCAGGGACCAGCTGACGCCGATCCCAAACGGCCGGGGCGACGTCACCAGCCCGGCCACCGCCGAGACAGTTGCCCCATGCAGCACGCGCTGGTACGCCGGCACTGCGGAGATGTCTTGTCGCGCACCGCCGAACGAATTGAAGCTGACGAACTTGAACCACATCGTCTTGCCAACCCACTCGCTCGGGAACGTCCAGCGAAACAGGGCGCTATCGAGCAGCGCGAAGGAGGCGCCCGCCGCGTGGTCAACGATGGCAGGGCCATACGCGCCGCGCACCAGGTAGGACAGGTCATACTTGCCCACCGCCTTCAGCACGGCCGCCGAGTAGGCGATGTATTCGCCGTCGACGTAGCATGTGCTGACCAGGCTATCCGCGTTCGATTGACTGACCGGCGCAAGCGTGCCGCCGGCAGCCGCGATGTCGACCGACAAAGTGTGCACGACGTCGACCGCACCGCCTGCAGCAAGCGGCGCCGTCAGGGCGCCATGCACGGCCTTGCTACGCACGGTTCCGACTCGCTGGTAGCTGGTGCCATCAGCCGACACCCACACCTCACAGCCGCCCCAATTCGCACCGCCAGAGAGCGCCATCCAAACCTGCGACGCGCCATCCGTCAGACGAGCCGGCGGCTCAAACAGCACCGGCACGTTCACATCGCCAGGCGCGACCGCGTAGTTCGGCGCGTTGTTGCCGATGTCCGGCACCGGCTGCTGGGCACGGTTGCTGCCCAGCGGGTAGTCTTCCGCCTTGATCACCAGCTCGTCGTCGCCCTCCTCCGAAATCTCCGTGATGAGGACCGGCGTGCCCGCAAGGAACTTGCGCTCGTAATTGAGCGTGACGACATCCATCGGTTCCAGCCGCGCATACTTCCACGGCAGGCGGAACTCATAGGTGTTCAGGATGTACAGCGAGCGGTGCAGCAGGAAGTTTGCGGCCGCCTGCGCGACGGCCGCGTCCGCGATCTCCCGCATGTCGACCACGTCCATCGAGCGCAGTCCGTTCAGCTCAATGTCCGCGTCGTCCTTGGCCTCGGCGATGTTGTCGTTGTAGTCGTTCGCGCGGTCGGGAAACTTCACCCGAACATGGTTGTAGGACTGCTCGGTCGACTTCTGGAAAACCTTGACGGCGTCGCCGCCCTGGTCGTACAGGAAGTCATCCTCGTCCAGGTCATAGACCGGCGCGATGGTCGGCGTGTACGTGGCCAGGCTGCTCGACGCGGCGCGGTCCGAATACGGGACGATCTTGAACTGGCCATCCGAATACACGCAGTCGGCAAAGCCGATCGTCAGCAGCGTCTTGATGTAGTCGAAGGCGCCGCGCTGCTCGGTGTAGGCCGGGCTGACCCACAAGCCATTGGCGAGGCAGTAAGCGCGGAACTGCGCCATGTCGCCCAGGCCCGATGGATCAATGCCGACACCCTGCTCCACGTCCGTCAGGATCGCCGTGATCACGTCCGCGATCTCCGCGTCCGGCACCGCCACGCCGTGCCTGCTGCCCACGCTACCGGGCGCCTGCACCTCGAACGTGTGATTGCCCATGCCTGCGGACGAGCCCAGGTCGTAGGCGCCGCTGGCGACGTAGGCAATGCCACGATAGGCCAGCGCGCGATCCGGATGCGTGGTCAGGAAGTACGGATACGGGGTCTGCGTGTTGCTGCCGTTGTAGAAGTCGAGCCGCAGCTCGCCGAGGGAGCTTTTCTCCTTGTCCTTCCAGACCCGTCCGATGCTCTGCAGCGGCCCTGCGCCGAGCGCCATGGCCGCCGCCACAGTGTACGTGTAATCGGTGGTGCCACCGCCACCAGAGCCGCCCTTGCCGGTGCGCTGGCTGGACTTGTGCGGTATGGACTTGAAGTCCTCGTACTGGATCAGGTTCGGCGCCACGCGCTGCTGTCCGAACACCCATGGGATGGGCCGGCCGTAGCTCGATGTTTGCAGCTGCAGCGACGAGATTACCGGCGCGCTGCTGCTGACGCTGCCGCCACTCTTGAACAATCCACCCATGCTACTCCTTCAATGAATAAAAGCCGCGCAGGCGTTTCTGCAGCTCCGCGCTCTTGCTGACGTCCGTGAGCACCACCGCACCGTGATCGATGTATGCGTGCAGCACCAGGGGCCACTCGATGACCAGCGCGCCGTGGCTGACGCACCGGCCGAACTGGAACAGCGCGATATCACCCGGCAGCGGCGTCGCCACAGGCTCAGCCAGCGCCTCCACGCCGCCGAGATAAATCTCGTCGCTTCGGTGCATGTGCCAGTCGTGTGGATAGGGGCGCGGATCGACGCCCGGCCCAATCAGTCCGCATGCGCCGTAGACCCGCACCATCAACATGACGCAATCGACGCCAGCGCCCTTGACGTCGGCGTGATGGTGGTATGGCGTGTTGAGCCAGCTGATCGCCTCCCTGACGACGTTCTGACGCGTTTCCGGGGTCATACCGCCACCTCCGGAGGGGGAATGAAAGGCGTGCCCTTGAAATTGCTCAGGTTGGCGAACTTCTCGCAGCCATTCGCCCCACGTGTCCGGTCGCAGCCGGCGCGCACGAAGAACGTGTCGCCGGGCGCCAGGTCGAACACCAGTGGATAGGAAAGCTCGAACACGCCGCCCAGGAACGACGTCACGGAACGGCGCACGCCCGCGTTGGCGCCGCCGGTGAAGACCAGCTCGCCCAGCTCGAAGAACCGATCGGGCTGGCCCAGGTTCGCGGAAAACGAATAACGGTTCGGCGCGTCCAGCACCGCCGCGCTCGATGTGTATGCGGCCTTGGAGACCGTGCAGCCCGCGTCGTACAGGGTGCGTATGCATCCCGCCTGAAACAGTGGGCGCGGCACCGCGGTGTTGAGCCGATTGCTGTCCGACACGACGGTCAGAGTGACTTCCTGCTCGCCGTCGTGGCTTTCGCTCACATAGCCGCGAAACACGCCCATCGTCTCGGCCGCGTCACCCCAGGCCGGCATGAACGCCTTCTCGATCAGCACCTCGGCATTGCGAAGCGCACCGGAGCGCGCGGCCAGGAACCACGGCACGCCCGCGACCAGGTCCGTGGGCTTGACCAGAACCGCCAGTTCAAGCGTGCTGACCTGCATGCCGCGCACCAGGCTGTACTTCGCGCCGGAAAAGCTCGGCCCGCTGGACGAGTACACCAGTCCATCAGCGACGATATCCACGTCGGCATCTGTCCAGTGGTACATCTGGCCGGTGGCCAGCGTCATCGTGAACAGGTTGCACCTGCAGAACGAGCCGCTGGCCAGGATGGCCTGCAGGCGTGGTGTAGCAGCTCTCATATTCTGGTCCCCAGACTTGAAATCAGGTTGACGGTCTTGGCCTCCCAGAGGTTCTTCATAAAGCGGTCGAAGTCCTGCTGGTCATCGGCAAAGCGCGCGCGGTAAAAATAGCTGCCGGTCCAGGTGATGGCGCCGGCGCCAGGCGCAACGTTGAAGGTCACCATGCCGGTCGCTGAAACGGCGTAGCCGGCCGGCTGGGCGACGCCATTGACCTTGACGGTCGCGACGGCGTCCACGTTCTGCACCGGCTCCGAGAACTCCGAGCCGAACGAGCGCACCAGCTGAAATGACTTTGTGACTCCATCCGCGACGCCGATCTGCTGGTCGGTCACCGCACAGTCGTCGTCCAACCGGTAGAGGAAGTTGTCGAACGCGCCGCGCCTGGCCAGAAAGAAGCCGACCAGCTGGCGCAGCTCCTGCTTGGTGCCGTGCCGCAGGAACTCATACGACAGCGTCAGGTTGTACAGCGGGTTGGCCATCAGCGAGGCGCGGTATTCCCGGCCGCTGACCGCCGACTGCACCTTCGTGCGAAATATCGGCGTCCAGGTAGTCCTCCAGGTCACGCCCGGCAATGTAGGAAAAAGGAAGTCGCTCATGTTTTCTTCGCGTGGTCCATCAGCGCCTTTTGAATCACCCCAGCATTGCGCCGGATTTCCTGCGGCGTGAGCCTGCCGGAATGGTCGTGATAGTTGATCGTGGGGCCGCCCCCGCCGGCGCCGTTGTCCGCCATATCGCGGATCACGTTGGCATGCTTCGCCGGCAGAATCATTTCCTCCGCGTGGGTCTGCACAATCGGGTTCAGGCCGGCCGGAATGTCATACCCGCCGGAAGCCGAAGCCATCGGCATATACGCCATTGCGGCGGCAGACGCGGCAAGGCCGGCCTCGGGAGCCAGCATCCAGCCGACAAGAGGAATTGCGGCCGCCGACGCCGTAGCCGCAGCGCCGGCGATACCGGCGTTTGAAGCGATCTCACCCACCGCCGTGGCCTTTGACGACGTCTCGGTCAGCATCAGGTTCATCAGCCACTGCGCCGCGCTCTGCGCCAACATGTCGATCACAGATCCGGTGACGGTCTGCATCATGCCTTGCAGGGCCTGGGACATCGTCATGGTGCCCTTGGCCGTGCCGGCGATCACGCTGGCCAGTCCCGACTGCATATTCGAGTAGAGGCCCTGCATGGACTTGTTTTGCTCCAGCGTGGCCTTGTTCTTGATCGCGGTCAGCTTGGTCTGATGCTGCTGCTCCAGCGCTTCGATTTGCGCCTGGATCTGCGCCAGGGCGATCGGGTCCTTGTCTGGGCCCTGCATCATCGCCTTCTGATCCATCAGCGCCTGCATGCGGATCTGGTAGCGCTTTGCCTCGAAACCACGCTCAAGCTCCAGCATCTGCTCGACGGTGATATGTCGGAGCGCCAGCTGCTGCTCAGCATCCTGCTGCGCCGCGTCGATGGCGGCCAGATCGGCATTGCGGCGGGCCTCGGCCACGACCTTGTTGGTCGCGCGCGTCTGATCGGCGAATGCGCGCTGCTCCTTGTACACCTCGGCCAGGGCGGCTTTCGCTTCCTTGGCCTCGGCCCCGAAGCGGGCGACGTTCTCCTGATACATGCGGTTGGCGATCTCCAGGCGCGCCAGGTGATTGTTCTTGAACTCGTCCAGCTTCAGCTTCTCGCCGGCGATCTCGTTCTCGAAGTCCTCCTTGCGGATGGCCGCCATCGAGGCGTAATACTTCCGCTCGACCTGCGCCTTTTCCTCCTTCGACATCGTCGTCGTATCCAGGATGCGCTTCCAGTAGTCGCGCTCCATCGCCTGGCTGAACTCCATCGCGGTGCCCGCCATCGCCTGCTCTTTGGCGTAGCCGTCCTTGTCGGCCGCCAGCTTGGCATCCCACTCATGGACGCGACTCTTGGCCTTGTCGTCCTTGTCCTTCCCAAACTCGTAAGTGGGACCGCCCTTGATTTCCTTGTCCTTGATGTCCGGCCCTGGCTTCGGCTGGCGCATGATGATCTCGTCCAGCTTGTCCTTGCCGTTGCTGGCGATCTGCACCAGCTTGTCGAAATGCTTGCGCTGAACGTCCTCCAGGATCGCCGTGCCGGTGGCCCACGCCTGTTTGGCACCGGAGAAGTCACCATGCAGGGCGCGCTCCGCGACGCTTGCCATACGCATCATGTGCGTCACGGCATAATCGATGTAGCCGATGACGGCCTCGATCGCTAGTTGCACCGCCACCTTGAATCCAAGGAAGGCAATCTCGACCACCTTCAACACGTTCCCGAAGAACTCCATCGCCGAGGGTGCCTTCGTCCCAAATATCTCCCCGATCAGGTCGCCGATCCCGCTGAAGCCGTCCTTCATGAGGTTCCACAGGTCCAGCACCACCTCGGCCAGCATGCTGATGATCTCGGCGAGAGAATCCAGCACCATCCCGAAAGCCTTGCCGGTAGTCGGGCCAATACCGCTGAGCCACGATCCGAGGCGGACAAACGTCGGCAACAAGGCGTTGCCAGTCTGGACCTCCAGCGAGGTCATGACCAGCTTCATGTCGTTGATCGATTCCTTATATTTTTTTGCATTGGCGACGCCCTCTTCGCCCACGACCAGCCCCAGGTCCTTTGTCTTCTGCTCGGCCGCCTTGATCTCTTCGGTGGTCAGCCGCAGCGTGCCGCGCACCTCATTCCACGACTTGCCATAGATCTGCGTGCCGGCGATGTTCTGCTCGATCGGATTTCTGATTTCCTTGAGCTTGCTGTTGACCTCGCCCATGATGTCCAGCGTTGGACGGTATTGGCCCGCCGAATCCTTGACGCTGACGCCCATCTTCTCGAACGCCTGGCCGTTGGTCGCGATCTGCTTGGCCATCTTGCCGGCCGCCATCGTGACGACCTCGGAGTCGATGCCCAGGTGCCGCATGGCGACCATCATCACGCTGGCGCGCTCGGTGGTGATGCCCAGCTGGGCCGACAGCTTCTTCGCCTCGCCGGTCCAGGCATTGGCCTGGCCAATCACTTCCTTGAAGGCGGCGCCGCCGGCGATCACCGCCGTCAGCGTGCCGAAGACCGACGTGATGGACTTGAGCGCCCCGGAGAGAGCGCTCATCTGCCCCTCAATCGCGGCGAGGCTTGACTTGATGTCCTGCGCGGCCTGCTTTGCAGCAGCCTGCGCCTTTTCCATGCCTGCAGTGAACCCGGCCGGATTCGCCGAAATGTCATATTCCGCTACTTTGTCTGCGCCCGACATAGGCCACCTCTAAAAAAATGCCCACCGGTTCAGGCAGGCATTGGGAACAATTGCAATAAATCTTCAGGCGTCATTTCTTTGGACTCGTCGGCGTCGGGCGCCTTGTAGCCAATCTGCGCTGCGATCAGTAAATGAACTGGCGGATGCAGCCGCCAGTATTCATTTTGGGCAACGATCGAAGGGATGTCCCACTCCGACCATGCCTGCTGCGGCGTGCAGCCGGTGCTGGCGACGATGTGCGCGATCAGGCTGTCAAGCCCGCCGCCCCCATCTGCTCCTGCACCCGCCGCGTCAGCTCCTTTGCCTGTGCCACCAGGCCGGACAGGTTCATCAGCGCTTCCCATACCCCGAAGTAGTTCTCGTAGTCGAGGATGTCGTCGACGGCCTCAATCGTGATCGTCGGGTAGTTGCGCCGCAGACTTGCGTATGCCAGCTTCGACACCAGCTCGATGTCGGGCAGACCACCGATGAACACCGCCTTGATCTCGTCGCGGTACTGCTTGACGGCGGCGGCGTTCAGCGGCGCAATGATGTAGACACGGCCGCCGAGCGAGAACTCCTTACCCGGCACATTGGACTGACCGGGCACCGCGCGATGATCGTGTGCAGACGTCTGCACAGGATCGGCCACCGGATCAGAGCCTGGCTGCGCGACTGGTTCGGGAGGGGCTGGCCGGTGAGTGGCTGGCTCACGCACCGCTGGCTCGAAGATGCCCAGCATCCATTTCAGAAATTTGAGAATCATTCCGATGCGCTCCATTTCCAGACCACGCCGTTGTCGTCGGCCAGAGCGCTCATATCCAGCTCCGGAATCATGAAATCTTCCTGCTTGGTCGACATCGCCAGCTTGGAGCTGGTGACTTTCGGCCAGGTCAGCGTCAGCACCTTGCCGTTACGCGCCATCGACATATCGAGGCGGAAGGTAGGGGTCAGGCCCATCGGCAGGTTCGTTACCGTCAGCAGTTTTCCCGCAGCTGCCGTCAGGTGCTGATAGTCGACAAAGATAGTTTTCCCGACATCGGCCGCCGCGAATGTATAGGCGCCATTGCCGTCCGTGGTGTATTGTCCGGTGCTCGGCGCCGAGGTGACGCGAATCATCGGCGTGCCGTTGGCATCACTGCGCACGCCCAGGTTGGCGAAGTAGGTGGCGCCGGCCGGCGGCGCGATGGTGACGCTCGCGGTGGCCAGCTGGCCGATGTCGTCTTTCACCGAGGTGATCAGTCCGCTCACTGCGGACTGACCGAAGAACGCCGCCGTGAACGGCAGAATGTTGATGTTGGCAAACTTCGCCTTCAGGCCGATCTTGCCTTTACCTCGGCCACTGTCGACCGCGAAGGAGCTGGAGCCATACAGCAGCTTCTCCTCGAACGAGGCATCAATGCCGATGTCCTGCAGGATGCCAAACTGGAAGGGGGTTGGACTTGCGTATGCGGCGCCCAGGGCGTCCTGCACAGGCGTTGCCCACAGGACGCCGGAGCCAAAATGTCGAGCCATAATGTTGATTCTTTCAGGTTAAAAATTTGAGGCCATGTCGTTCGACAGGGTCAGGTAGGTGAATCGATAGGTGAGCGAGTCGCTGCCGGCGGTCTGGTCCGCGTCCTCGCCCTGCCAGCGGCGGCCTTGCTTGCGGACGTTGTCGACCAACGCCTGCAGCTCGGGATCGGTCATCACAACGCGATGCACCGCGACGGCGATCCGGTCGGCCTGCTCGCGCCAGTCCTCCCCTCGGACCAGCATCTCAACGGTGACGAGCGCGGCGTTCTGATCCACCCCGTCCGCGAAGGACTGCGTGTCTTCGGAATCGGGCGGGGTGAGCCAGATGCACGGCGTTTCGCCGCGCGCCACGGCCACCTCGCGGCTATCGAACACGCGGTCAGCGGCGTCCGTCACGTCGACCAGGGCGAGTAACAGACGATCCAGCAAGCGCTTGCATACAGAGGACGTGGTCATACTTTGGTCAGGTTGAATTGCGTGAACGCGCCATCGTCCAACTGGAGCGGATGGCGCGCGATGTAGGCCACGCCGTCGACCGTGATGTGCGTGCCGTTCCGGAGCGGCACCTGAGCAACGACGGAGGACTTGACCGTCAGCACGTACATCGTCGACGTGGTGCTGGCCTTGCCCAGATCCAGGTCTTGGTCAGGCTGGTCCAGGATGCCAAGGAAATCGGTGGCGCCGGCGCGGCAGGGCTTGCCATGGTCTTCAAGGAAGGCGTCCAGGTCTTCGTCCATGAAACTTACTCGCCGTCGCCGGAATCGGACGCCAGGTCGCCCTGTGCGCCCTCGGGCTCGGCGCCGACTGCCTCCAGCTCCGGCGCAGCCTCGGCTGCAGGAGTGTCGGCTGCGGCCACTTTCTGCGCCTTCGGTGGCGCGCGCTTGGAGGTCGGCGCCGGTAGGACTTCGAGCTTGTGCAGGTGGAGTTGCGCGACGTCGTCGGCCAGCTCAACCACCCGGCCGCCGGTCAGCACCGCGCCCAGGTGATCAACGAAACTGAAGCCATGGCGGATCTTGTATTGCGTGGTCATGTTTTTTTCCTAAAGTAGTCGTTGACGCGGCGCCGGCCGGCGCCGCGTGCGGCAGCGCCGGCTTAGTTGGTGATGGCGTCGCTCATGACGGAGAAGGCTTGCGGATGACGCACAGCGATATCGAGCGTCTGCAGAACGCGCAGCTCGATGCCGCCGGCCTCGTACAGGCCTGCCGCATACGGGTTCGGCAGAATCTCCACCACACCCCATTCGCCCACCAGCACTTGCGACCAGTCGCCGAAGAAGACTTCGGACAAATTGGTGCCGGTGCCCTTGGTCAGGTTTTTGCGCACCTGGTTCGTACGGGCCACGGTGTAGCCGTTGATCTCGCCTGGGGTGCCGCTGCGCTGTCCCATCGGCGAGTTCGACCATAGGTACTCACCGTTCGCGCTCTTCAACTTTTTCAACGCGCCGACCGTGCGGGCATTCGCCAGGTAGGCCATGCTATCGCTGTCAGCGTTCGAATCGGCGACGCCCGTTTCCATGTCGATCAGGTGATCGATGGTGATAGCCGCACCGTTGACGCCACCGATGATCTGGTTGATACCCGCCTGATTTGCGATACCCAGCGGCTGGTTGCTCGCACCAGTGCCGGACAGCGCCGCCAGGTCGATGCCCAACGCCAGGGTGCTGAGCAGATCGGCGCGCGCCAGCATGTCCACGTCCGGCGTCGACTGCTGCAGCATGTTGCGGGTGATCAGCGACAGTGCGCCGATGTGCTTTGGCGACAGGCTCACCTTGTCGAACTGCGCGCCGGTCTGGCTGAGCGTACCGCCTTCGCCCACCCAATAGCTTTGGCCGGCGGCCTTCTGGCGCGGGATGTCGATATTGCCCACCAGGCCGGAGAGCATCTGCGCGCCCAGCCCGAACACGCGGGCCTTGTTGCGCAGCAGCTCGATCATGCTGCCGGCCATCAGGTTGGTGGCCACCAGGTTCGAGCCGCCGGAGGAACCGGACAGGCCCGCGCCAGTGCCGACGCTGTAGTCTGCATTACGCGCGGCGAACTGCAGGTTGGTTGGCACGTAGATGCCGGCGGTCATCTTGCCGGAGCGCTGGCCGATGGCCTGCGAAATCTCGCGCTCGAAGCCCGCATCCTTCCAGGGATTGGACTCGCCCAGGCGCTCCTTCACCGCGGCGTTGATGGCGCGCAGCATGCTGTACTTCGCCTTCTCGCGCTCGGTCATGTCGGGGTTGGTGCTGCTGCCCAGCGAGGCAACGCCACGGCCGCGCGCCAGCACTTCGTTCAGCACGATGCCGCGCGCCTGTTCGATAGGAGTGCGCAAGGTCACCATCAGCGTGCGGGTTTCGTCGCCGATCTGGTGGGAGCGGCACATCGCTTCGATCTCGTTGACGCGCGCGTGTTCCACTGCGGCCGGGTCCGCACCGGGCGCCGGCGCCGGGGCGGGAGCTGCCGGGGCGCCTGCGGTGCGTTGACCTTCCAGTACGTCCAGCTTGCGTTGTTTGCGTTTGATCATTTCTTCTTCCTCGGTGATGTCGGCTGTTGCCGGGTTGGTTTGCTTTTCGTGGATCGCCACGTCGTATTCGTCGCCGGCGGCGGAGCGCCCCACGCCGACACTCGCGTCGGCCGGGACGGTCACCAGCGAAATTTCGTAGGGCTCCCAATCGAGCGCCGTGTAGGTGTCGGTGTCCATATCCGACTGGTAGGAATAGACGCGATACCAGAAGGACACGTTCTGCAAGATGCGGTCGTCGACCTGGTTCATTGCCCATTCGCCGCGCTCATCGGAGCCGAAGCGCACCGTGCAATAGCCACGGTGGTCGGTGCCGATCCACGCCTTTTCGACCACGCCCAGCAGGTCGTTCATGTCGTGGTTGAACAGGAGCGGGCCGCCGGCGTTGATGCGCTGCATGCGCGCGGCGCCGGCGTGATGGCTGAGCACCTCCTGGCCATCCCAGAACGGGCAAGGCGTCTCGCTCGAGAACGAGAACGTGACGGTGCGCGACTCGCGATCGACGACGCCGACAGGCACTTCCGTTGCGCCGCCTGCGTCCGACAGCAGCCGCGCATAGCGCTTGTGCGGCCCCAGCTTCGCCTTGCCCGGCGCGAGCTTTGGTTTTTTGTCCATACAGGGTTCCAAAACAAAAAGCCCGCGCGGCGAACCGGGCGGGCTTTGTGGGGTTAAAAAAACTACTCTGCTGCGACTGCTTCTTCGGCAGGCTCATCGTCCTGCCGCTCTGACTGGTCAACCTCCTTCCCGGCCGCATCATCATCGCCGGCGGCATCGCCCTCCGGCGGGAGCGTGTTTGCCTGCGCGGCCCCTTTCAAATCGGTCTGCCCCGGATCGGTATCGAACACCAGGTCGTGATCGGCCATCATATCCAGCTCGCGGCGGCGCTCCTTGAACACGTCCTCCGCGTCCGCATGCTCCGACGTCAGGCTGATCACGTCGGATACAGTCATGAAGCCAGCGCGCACTGCCGTCTTGTAGGCAATCACCTCTTTCGTCGGATCAATCCACGACCAGCCGCGCGGCTTGAAGCGCACCTGCCAGTATTTTTTCTGGTTGGTGTAGTAGTCCATGAAGGACAGCTCGCCGGCCAGCACGGCCGCCTCCATCCAGTCGCGGTGCACCTCGCGCCGGAAGTTGCGGATGAACCAGCCCTGCAGCACGCGCCACAGATCCCGGTCATCCAGCAGCGCCAGGCGCGAACTGCTGTAATTGCTCTGCGAGTAGTCGCTCGATAAGCTGGCGTAGGAAACGCCGACGCCGGTTGCGACGGCGCGCAGCATGAAGCGCATGAACGGGTCCATCGCCTGGTTCGGCCGGCTGGGGTTGAAGCCAGTGAATGTCTCACCTGGTGCAAGCTGCTGGAAGGTCCCCGGCTCCATGGTCAGCGTCGGGCCATGCCGCGCCTCCCCGCCGTCGCCGATCAAATCGTCGCCATCAGGGACCAGTTCGTCCGGAGTCTGGATAATCCCGACGATGGACGCCGCGGCGCGGGCCGCGACGATCTCCGCCTCCTCGTATCCCTGCATGTTCCGCAGGCGCTTGATGATGACGTGGAACCACGGCACACCGCGCGTCTGGCCGATGCGCTCGGGTATGTACAAGTGCATCATGTCGCTCGCCGGCACCCGCACCAGCGCGCTTTCCACAAAGGAGGAGAACTGGTAGTCCCCAGGGTGCGTCGGGTACAGCCAGTAAGCCACCGGCCGGCCCCAGCGGTCCTGCTCTACGCCCATGCGGATGACGTTGCCGTTGTCCGCGCGCGCCACGCTCCACTGATCCACCAGCCGGTCCGCCTCGATCAGCTCCAGGGCGTAAGGAATCCGGCCGCGCCCGAAGGGCTGGCGGATTTTGCGGATCAGGACCTCACCGTTTTCAACCAGGGAGCCGAGAATCAAGCGCTCCATGTCAGGCAGGCCCAGCTTACCGGCCGGATCGCACGTGTCCTTGTCAGTCCATTCCTCGAAGGCCTCCTCGATCCGGTCGTTGATCCTGCCCACCAGCTTGCCGCTGCTGGTCTTGACCTGCGCCTGCATTCCTATGCCGGTGCCTATCACGTTGTTCTTGATGATGCGCACCGCGGCCTTGGCATACTCGTTGTCGCGGCACAGCTCGCGTGACCGCGCGCGCAGCACGCGCAGGCTGGTGATGATCTCGCTGTCGGCAGACGTGTTCAGCGCGGTCCAGTCGGACCCCAAGCGCCCCATCGCCGCCCCCGCATACTGGCGCTTGCGGTCCTGCGCCTTGCCCAACGTTGCGCGCGCGGCGCTGCGCTTCGCGTTCCACTCCCGCAGCACAACCGACCCAGGCTGCGACACGCGCTGCTCGTTATAGAACTTGCTCATGAAAACCTCACCAGTAGGGCGCGCGGGTTGCGGCGGCCCGTCGCCTTCGCACGCTCATTGTTGACTTTGCGCTGCCAGAAGTCCCGCAGCGCCATCAGGTCGGCCAAGCTGTGGAACTCCGTCGTGCGGGTGCCGATGGTGTAGCTCTTGACCTTGCCGTTTGACGACTTGAAGCTGGCCAGCGCCGCCTCGCAGTCGGTCAACGCTTTCTCCGCCACGCTGCGCGCATCGATGGCGTCAACGATGGAAGCGGGATCGGGCAGGATAGTCACCCTGCCCTGGCCGATGGTCAAGCGCTCGTCCGTCCGGGCCAGCTGGGCGACCAGCATGTACTCGCCCGGCGCCAGGCCGGCGCTCTGCGCGGAGCCGATCCTGGTGCGCCAGCCGTCGCCCTCTGGCGTACCGGTCAGCGTAAGTTGCGAAGGTCCGCGCAGCTGGTAGGTCAGCGTCCAATCAGCCGAGGTGAGTGGCGCCTCGCGCTGGTGGTGCTTGTGCGGCAGGTCGAACCAATCGCTGGAGTCGCCCGCTGTCAGTGTCAAAAAAATGTTCATGTTCTACCAATTCTTCGCTGAGTAACCGCCGACGCGGCTACGGGTTCTTGCCCTTGCCGGTGGCTTGGGCGCGGGTGGCGCCGGTGAGGGCGCCGGTGGGGCTGGGGTTTGTGCAGACGTCTGCACACGGTTGATGGCCTCGCGGATGAGGTCCGGCGTGAGCACCTCCACCAGGTTGCTGCCCGCCTCGGAGGCCAGCTCCACCATCGCATCGGCTACCTGCTCCGGAACGGATGGCGCTGCCGCGAAGATATCGCTCTGGCGCAAATGCAGTTCCATCGAGTCCCAGGTGGCCGGCTTGAGCAAGTGCAGCTTCAGCGAGATCGCCGCGTGCAGCGCATACACTTCACAGTCGAGCGCTTCATTTCGCACGCCGGCACGCTTCTGCCACACCTTCCGGTTCTTCACCGTCTTGTGCGGCGCCTTCACCTCGCTGGTGATCTGCTCCCAATAGTCGGGCCGCACCGACTTGTACCAGTGCAGCCGGCCGGGGCCGCTGCCAGTCAGCCGCAGCCGCCCCTCGATCATCAGATCCTTGGCGCGCTGCGTGCCGACGATGTAAGGCGTGACGCCCGAGGGATGCGGCTTGTGCTTCTTGCTCATGTCCACCGACGTGGCCGGCTTCGTGAAAATCTCCTTCGACGCGCCGCCCTGCTCGGAGGCCCCCTTGATCGCCATGTAGCCGCGCGCCAGGCGCTTACGCACGTAGGCATACACCGCATCCGTGGTCGTGCCGTCCGATGAGTCGATCGACACCGCGCGCGGCACCAGCCTGTTGCCGCTGGCGTGAATGAACTCGCCATCGAGCAGCAGATCCAAATCCTTCCACGCTCCCTCATTGGGTATCAGGGTTTGTCCGTGGATCTCGCCCCAGTACGCCAGCCAGGACTCCATCCCCCGACCCCAGGCCCGCACTACGATTGCCAGTCGATCATGCTGTACGTCGACGCCCACTGTCAGGACCATGCCGCCCCATGGGATCGTCTTCTCGTCGTAGTCTTCCGCGCGCTCGGCGAGCGCGTCCGCTTTGGGCAGATCGCTCTTGTACTCGTATGCCAGCCCTTCGCTGTTATTGCGGAACGAACGCATCTTCGTGTCGTCGCCCTGGTTGAGCGCGTGCTGCGCCGTCAGGAACTTTTCCAGCAGCAGCTGCATCCTGCTGCCGGGGAACGACGAGTAAAGTTCGTTGATGTAGAAGCCGGCGATGCCGTAGAACGGCGCCGTGGCGACTGGATACAGCTGCTGGACGTTACGTTTCTTGTCCGCGTCAGTCCACAAGCAAGAGCAATGCGGGCAGGCATAGCGCGCAGACTCAGGCCGGATATGGCCGAAGACCTCATGATTGAACTCAGGGTCCTCCACGTACTTCACGTTTTCCCAGGCCAGGACATGGGCTTCGCCGCACTCATGGCACGGCACCATGAACACGCGCCGGTCACTCGCTTGGTAGGCGGCGTCAATGCGCGACAGGCCCTTGATCGTCGGCGTGCCGCCGAAGATCACCTTGCTGCGCAGGTAGCTCTTGACGCGCTCCTCCAGCAGCGTGATTGTGTCGCCCTGGTCGCGCACGTTGTCGTTACAGTCGTCTGGCTCTTCGACGATGACGATGGGTGACGGCGTCGACTTCACCGAACTGGGGCTGTTCGAGCCCACCAGCTTGAGGAAGCCACCGGGGAAAGTCTTGTAATCCCAGCGGTTGTCCTGATCCTTGCGCCGGCCGGTTTGCATCTTGCCCGCCACCTTCGGCGTAACCTCGACCATCGGCAACAGCTTCTCTTCGTTGAACTCCTTGGCCGCCTTCTCCTTGGAGAACATGATGATCATCGGCGTCGGATCGACATCGATCTTCTTGCCGATGTAATTGAGCACCACGCCATCGGTCCACGCGACCTGCGCCGACTTGATCGCCACCACCTTGCGCACAGTTGGATCGTCGAGCGCTTCGTGCATGTACTTGACCCAGGGCGTTAGGTCAGGGTCGTACTTGCCGGGCAACGCCGAGGCCTTGGCCGACAGGCGCCGGTGTTGCCGGGACCAGTCAGTGAGGCTGATCTGCTCCGGCGGACTCAGGGAGAGCGCCAGGCGCGACAGCAACTGGCGTATGCCCAGGGTCGTATCGAGCGAGGTGGGAGAGAGCTGCATAGGTGTGGTCATTCAGAAGCTGGACATCGACCTTGATGCCGTACGCGGCTTCGAGCGCCGCCCTCAGTTTGTCGTCGCGGCTGATCAACTCCGACTTAAACGCGCCCACCATTTGCATCAGCTCCGGCTCGAGCTGGGCCACGTTGATCAGCGCCCCCTTCTTCTCAGCCAGGTTGAAAATCTTCAGCTCCCGGTCGACCCGTTCCGACAGCACCCGTTCGTGCACCAGGTCGGCCCCGCCATCGCTGCGATGGCCGGCCGCCTGCGCGCGCAGCCGGCGCACATAGACGAGGCGGATGTCGTCGAGCGACGATGTGCGCCAGTCGATCCCCAGCTGGTCGAGCATGCGACTGACCGCCGACTGGTCCAGGTCGAGATGTTCCCCGATTTCCTTCTGTGTCAGTGCCATGGGCGTACTCCAATGTCGTAATTTATGACCCCCTATGGAGCCAGCTAACTAGAGAAATTCCGGGGTCGTGGCACCCGCGTGTTCCCAACCCCAGGAAGGACCCGAGAATTTTTCAGCGGGACAGGTGCTTGATCTCATGGGTCAGGCGCTCGAAGAACTTCGAGCCGATGAACTCGACCATCACACGCTGCACCTTGTCATTGGCATAGGCGCCACCGACGCTGGGGCCGTACAGCTTGCGCGCTGGCAGGCTGTGCCAGCCGCCTCGGCTCCCCTTCTTGTATTGCTTCTGCCGACGCAGGATGATCTTGCCCGCGCTCTTGTCCTCAATGAAGACACCGGCCTTGCCGTTGAGCCGCTGGGCAATGAAGGCTCCCTTGATCAGCTTGGCCTGGCCGTGGATGCGAACCGTTACGCCCGCCTTGCTCTCGCGCGGGCTGAACTCCATCAGGCTCTTGGTCTTGCGGCGCACCTTGATGGTGGTCACCAGGCTGGACGCGGACGCCTTGCGCTGGTCCATCGCATCCTTGATCTCGGACGCCTTGAAGTTGTAGCCATCGGCGCGCAGCTCACGCGACGCCTGGGTGATGGCCATGGCGCCGGTGCGGTTGAGCGCGCGCGGGATGGCCTTGTCGACCACCTCGCGCTTCACGCGGCCCAGGTCCGCGATGATGGCGTCCATGCCACCGCGCACATTCAACTCTATGGCCACGGCAAACCTCCAGACGAAAAAAAACCCCGCGTGAGCGAGGTTCGGTTTTGTAGGGGCGTGACTTGCCCCGATGCGAATTCTAATCAAAGAAACTCCGGGTTGCAATGTTTTTCCGGAGCAGCGCTTCGAGCGCCCCCTCGGCCTCGGGCAGTACACAGCAGAAATCCAGCGAGGGAAAACGCCAGACCGTGGCGATGTTGCAGCGGCGGCGAATGGCCCAATCCAGATAACGCGGCAGGCCACGCATCACCGCCTCAACCGCTTCCGCGACACGCGTATCCATGTCGCCGTAGACGGCTTCCGAGTCGATCTCTTCGTCGTCGGTGTAGTCGCTTTCCAGCATCGCGCTCTTGCCGCGCCAGCCCAGGCGCGTATCGTCCTGCCGTTGCCAGCGCAGCCACACGTCCAGGCAGTAATCCAGCGCCTTCATCTCAGTGCGCGCCGCCACCGGGATCACGCGCGCGGCCGCCGGCGTACAGTGCGCAAACCGTGCCCTCGGCGTTTCCTCGACATAAACCTTGCCACCAACCTCAATCCTCGCCACTTCCATCCGATACCCCTGCGCAGTTATGTGTTTTTTCAAACCCTCAACACCGTCAACACTACCCCCCACATCGGAGAGCCTGATTTTTACTAGCTTTGTTGACTGTATTGATAGTGTTGATAGTTAAATTTGAATTGGTATAAAAATTTGCCACCACCCTGCTACTTCATCCCACCTATCAGCCCTATACGTGCGCGTGGGTGAGACAAAACCGTCAATACTGCCAATACCGCCAACATCCCTAGTATTCATGCGGGTTTGCGATGTGGGGGGGGGGTGCTACGATGTGGGCGGTTAACCGTCAACATCGACAAATCCTCTGCTCTTGTACGTCTTTAGCGCCGACTCGAACAGGGCGCACGCCGGCTCGGCCCAGTCACGCAGCGTCTTGCCTTCCGGCTGCTCGCCCACTAGGAACACGATGCGCTGCTTGACCACATGCCCCAGCTCGTACTTCAGCGGGTGCTTCTTCAGCGCCGCGCCGGCATAGCGCTCGACCGAGGGGCTGAACATGGTCTGCGTCGTGTACCGCGACTCACCTGACCGGTTACACCAGGTCTGGAACGCCTCGTACAGCTGCGTTACGCCCACCGTGATGAAGGGCAAGGGCAGCAGGCCCGTTGACCACTCGCGGTAAAAGCGCTCGGCTGGCGCCAGACTCTTTTCGATCAGCTTGTCCTTGGCGTCGTTGTAGATGGGCTTCGTGTGCTCGTTAAAGTCGCCCATGTCCAGCTCGTACATCAGGTAGTAGTAAAACGCCTCGATGCCGCCGGCATTGATCTCGTCGGCCACGCTGACGTAGAACTCCTTGGACATCGCAGGCGGCGTCCAGACCACCAGGTAGCGGCGGTCGGTCTTATCGAGCGCCAGCGGTTGCAGTTCGTTGGACAGGAAGACGAAATTCATCTGGTTGGCCTCGCTGTGTTCGGGCAAGCCCTTCGGGTTGATGATGATCGTGTCACCCGATACCAGATATTTCAGCTTGCCCTTCATCTGCTTCAACTCGGACCGCGTGACCACTTCGTCAGCCACCAGAAACAGCTTCATCGACGCCCAGTCGTTGAACGGGGCCTCCAGCTGCTGATTGCCGATCACGTAGCCGTACTTGCCATAGATCGCCTTTATGACTTTCTCAAAGAAGAAATTCTTACCCGACCCTTCGTCGCCGTGCATGATGATCGAGGTTTCCATCTTCGCGCCGGGATTGCGCAGCGGGTAGGCCAACCAGCGCGATATCCACAGATACAGGTCGTCGTTGCCATCACACAGGTGCGCCAGCAGGCCCTTGATTTGCGTACAGCTGCCCTGCTTCGGTGTCATGTGCCAGCCATTGAACAGGTTGACGGTCGCGGTCGGACCGCTGCGCGCCGGACTGGGCGTTTCCGTTGGATCGAACACGATGTTGTCCTTCATTACCCACTTGCGCGCCTCGCCGCCCCAAAACTTCATCACATCGTTGTTCTGGACGATGACCCGCATCGCCGACAGCTTCATCAGCTTGCGGTGACGGTCATCCCATACCAGGTCTTCGCCATAAATCAGAATGAAGTTGTCGAGAACGTCCTCAACAGCCGCCCAATGCTCCGCGCCATATACCTTCTTCGGCTTTTCCTTCTTGGCGACATCACCGGCCCCCTCCCCCCCGGCGAAAAGCGGCGCGCTCTCGCCGAACGGGATGTCATCCAGGCCGGCCGGCGCGCTGTCGTCGTCGGATAGCGGATAGTCGTAGGTGGCCACCATCGAGCCGACGGCGGCCGTGAACGAATCAGCGGCGTCACCGACTGCGGCTTCGACGACTTGGTCGTCGTTCTCGGGGGCCTCCGCCCCCGCTTGAATTAACCCCTCTCCTCGCTGGGCTGGCCCAGCGCTGATTACGCCGCCGTCGCTTCCCGCCGGGGGCGGGGGGGCGGCGGACGAGCCGACGGCGGCGCTTCCGCTGGGGGGGCGGGGGGACACTGAACCAGACTTGATAGGAGGAGGAAGAACCGAACGCGGTGGCTTCCAGCCGCCATCGATACCCATCTTGAAAATGGTCGCTTCAGTGATGTTCACGCCGCGCTTGCCGAACGAAGCCCAGCGCTTTTTCAGCTCCTCTTCGCCGCCGTAGCTCTCGGCGCGCGAAGACCAGTAATCCCACACGCGAAAGCCGTTGTCGCCCAGGGCGCTGTACAGCGCCATACCGACACGGATCCATTGGTCATGGCCCTCCGGGCTGATGTAAGCTAGGGCGGCGTCGAGACGCGCGCGGAGGTCGCTTGCGCCGGGGGGAAGGGGGGGCGACGTGTTCGCACGCGCTGGAGTAGCAGCAGGGCGAGCGCCACGGACTAAGACACGCAGGCGGTCAAGCTCGGCGTCCGAAATCGGATTGATCGCGGAGGGCGAACCGGAGAGCTGGCGCCCGGTGAAGGTGAAGAACTGACTGGAGCAGAACACCTCCAGGCCAATCTCATTCGATTTAAAGGTCGTCGTGGCGCCGGCGACGATGATGTGGATACCGGCGCCCGAAGGCGAATACTCGGTGTACGAGTCGCAGCCGGCCATAGCTTGCAGAGCCAACTCGGTGACCTCGCCCGTCTCCAGGTCGATGCACTTGTCGATGTCAACGCCGATCAAGCCATCGCCGGCGAGGAACGCAAAGCCGATGCCTGTGTAGTGCCCATTGGACGCCGCCAGCGTGGCCAGGGCAACGTCGAGCGCGACGAGGCGGCTACGGTCGGCCTGGTCGCCCTGCACTCCGTAGCGCTTCTTACCGCTGACCCAATACGGAACCTTCAGCGGCTTGGTCTTCGCTGGGTTCGGGTTCGGCTCAAAACGCCACACAAGCCACTGCGGCCGCTCACGCAGCTCTTGTGGAATAGCATCAAAATCAGACATCAGGCGACTTCGCTCCCGGTGGCGCCGGAGAATCCGCGCGGGCCTTTGTAGGCGACCAGGTCGTCACCAATTCGGGACGGGATCTCGCGGAAGTCCATCGAGCCGGGGCGAATGATGCGCGCGGGACTATGGCGGCCGATGTTCAGTGCACGCATAGGCGCCGCGTAACGTGGGCCAACGGGAGTGGCAGGCGCCTCAGCGTCGCCCTCAACCTTGACGCCCAGGTATTTGTACCCCGCATTGGTGATAATGAAGCGCTCTCCCTCCAGGATCACCAGTTGTGCGCGCATCAGACGATCCACAACATCCGAAAAGAACAGGGCGCGGGAGGCACGCCAGCCCTTCGCACGCAGCCAAGCGGAGACCGTGCCCATGCCACCCATACCTTGAAGCGTGATCAAGCCGGTCGCTGCGGCGCTGCCACGGCGCGGCAATTCGTGGTTAGCCATGGGCCACCTCGCGGCGTGGTTCCAGCTTGACGGTGTTGGTATGGCGGCAGTACACGCTGAACATCAACGCAAGCAGCGTTTCCGTCTTGCGGTGTAACTGCTCTCCCTGCGCCCGCAACTGGGCGCGCTCGGTGTCGTCAATCTCGCCGTCAACGATGGCTGCGGTGAAGGTCGCGAACAGGGCGCCCAATTCGGCATAGTTCTGGTTGAACATGGCCTGGATCGAATCGTTTTCCACTTGGTCAGCGCTTGGCAGCTTGACGAAGGTTCCGCCGCTTTCAGTAGCCACGGCCTCAGCGAACTGCGTGGTGCCCGCCAGTTGCTGCAGGGTCAGGGCGTCGCGCGTCGACAACGACTGGCCCTTCAATTCATATGCGCGGTTACGCAGCGAGACTTCCGACATGCCGAGGAAATTTGCCGCGACGGACCAGCCTCCCGGCACAGAGGAGATGACTTTTAGAACTGCCTTGCGAACGTCCATACAACTCCTAAAAAATTATGGTTTTGCTATTCGTTTTTTCAACTTACACTTCCAACCACTGTGCAAGCCAAAATGCACTAACTTGATACAGGAGGATCATGATCATGCTGCTCTGTACCGCGCCGATCCGGCGATTGCCGACGGTTACCGCCTTGCCGGCGTTCAGCGCGGATATATGCCCAGTCCACCCCCTTGGGACACAGTTCCTCGCATATGAGTGCTCGCGAGGACTCACGTTCAATATTGATGGCTAAGGGAGCTTGGCATTCGCGGTGGCCGTAAGCGATCTGACGTAGATAGCCAACGGTGGTCTGGCAGCGCTTTGCAAAATCTTCCTGAGCGGCCACCGGTAAGCTGTTTAGGTAGTCGAGAAGTTTTTTCATCCGCGTACTTTAGCAACTGATAGGAGCTTGGTCAAGCAAACGATAGTATCGCAAATGCTAAATTTCGTTTTAAATCCCGCAATGGACATGAATTCAATCAGGCGCAGGAATCTGCGAGCCGTTATCAATGCCCGCACGAAAGGGAACGTCGCCCAGTTCGCACGCGACACTGGGATAGACGAAGCACGCCTATCGCAAGTGCTCTCGGAAAAATATCGGGATGGCAAGAATTTCGGAGAAAAGTCGGCCCGCACAATTGAGTTGGCCGCTGGCCTAGCGCCACTCTCACTGGATTCGGTAGGCCCCACCGACGCGGTAACTCGTGGTAAATTGCAGCCCATTTCCACAAGGCAAGATACGTTCGATGAGAACGCTCGGCCAGCTGCATTAGGCAAAAGGGCAATACCAGTGATTTCGGCTATACAAGCAGGCGCATTAAGAGAAATTACGGAACCATACGAGGTAGGCGACGGTTTCGCGACTTTATATACGGACGATGACTACTCCCGATGGGCGTTCGGCTTGGTTATCGAGGGTGACTCTATGACACCTGAGTTTCGAGACGGCGATCTCGTGATCATCGAACCCGAGTGGGAGCCGCGACCAGGGGAATACGTGGCGGCGAAGAACGGACGAGAGGAAGCCACTTTCAAGAAATACCGCCCGCGCGGCATCGACTCACACGGCAATGAAGTCTTTGAGCTTGCGCCTCTCAACGAGGACTATCCAACAATGCGGAGCGATACGACGCCACTAAAAATCATCGGCGTCATGGCCGAACACCGCCGACGCTCAAGACGGCGCTGATCAGAATTGCACTCAAACAAGGCCTCGAATTCTCGGGGCCTTTTTCTTTATACGAAAATTTCACAGTAATACCATTTCTTTATTCCAAAAAAGTCCTATCAAATGATTGAGCAAACATTAGCATTTGCTTGTACAAAATAACTATCGTTTGCTATAGTCCACGCCAGTAGTAAAACCTTACTGGGGACGGACTATGACACGCTACGAAAGCTGTACAGACACTCGAGGGGGCTCGGCCGAACAGGACACGAGTTCAACAGTTGAAGCCGCATTAAAGGTGCGCACAAGAGCCCATGCAATTGATCCCTTCGCAGGGCTGACAGGGCACGCATATATTGCCGCCCGTGGATTGGGGAAACTCTCCGTATCTGTGCAGACGTCTGCACACGTCGAACTGGTCAGCGGTGAGGCGTGCAAATGAGCCGCGCCCGCACCTCCCCAACCATTGTCGACGGCAACCTGGTCGACATGTCCGCAGCTCTCAGCGCCTCCGGCGAAAGACTGCATGTGGCGGCGGCAAATGTCCTTGAGCTGCTTGCCGGATTGAGCGGCTTCGAAGGCACGCCACACGACACCGCACACGACCTGAAAATGGCGCTGGCCATGCACCTGCACCTGGTCCAAGAGTTCAGCGTCCGGGTGCGCACCGGCGCCGGTGAAAGCCAGCACACGGCCCGCTGCGGGTCCAGCTACGCCGCTTACGCAGCCGCCGCCGACAAGCAGGGCGACGCGCCCTACTCCATCACCGTGACGCCAAGCGAGCCAGGCCGCGATGCCCTGCAATTCGCCCATCGCGCGCTCGGCATCAAAGGCTCGCTCGATGACGCGCTGAAGAACGACTCGCTCGCCATCGCGATCAAACGCGTGGCCCGCAAACCCCATTTCAAACCCTTGCCTCTGCTGCGGCCGGCAAGCGGCACGGACCTCAAAAAGTTCGCTGCAAACGACCGCGATTAACTCCACCAAAAATCGAAATCTACAACATGAGCAAACTTGTTCTACTGCCGGCGCCAGTGGTGCCGATGCCCGCCGACCAGGTCATCGTCGTTGATGAACTGGTGACGGACGGCTACCGCGACGTGCCGCTGTTCCAAATCCGCATATCAAAGACGAATCGCAAGCGCTTCGACATGGGCGCACTGGATGACTTGGCGGCCTCGGCGCGCGAAGTGGGCATCATGCAGCCAATCCTGCTGCGCCCCATGCCCGCGACCGATGCGGAACCGCAGCCATACGAGATCGTCGCCGGCGAGCGCCGCTTCCGCGCGGCCGTGATGGCTGAACTGTTCGCGATACCCGCGCGCATCATTGCCATGAGCGACGAGCAGGCGCTCCGCATCCAGCTGCTGGAGAACGTCCAGCGCGAGGACCCGCATCCGCTGGAAGAAGCTGAAGGCTACCAGCAGCTCATGCACGGCTTCGGCTTCACCGTGGAACAGGTCATGGAGACGGTGAAGCAGAGCCGCACCTACATCTACAACCGCCTGAAGCTTTGCGAGCTGTGTATCAGCGCGCGCGACGCCTTCTTTGACGGCCTGCTGACGGCCGAGACCGGGCAACTCATTGCACGCATCCCGAATCCAAAGCTCCAAGCCCAGGCGGTAAGTGAGATCACGAAGCCGAACGGCTACCGGGGGCACGAAGGCCCAATGACATATCGTGAAGCGCGCGATCACATTCGCCGGAATTTCACGCTCAACCTGCAGACCGCGACTTTTCCTATCAAGGACGTCACGCTGACGGACGCCGGCTCTTGCATCGAATGTCCGAAGCGCGCCGGCAATCAACCTGATTTCGAGGGCGATGACGCAAGTGCAGACGTCTGCACGGACCCAGCATGCTTTGCGGACAAGCGAGGTGCGCAGCAGGGCCGGGAACGCGCCGATGCCAAGAGCAAGGGCGTTGCCGTGATATCCGGTGAGCAGGCTCGCAAGATCATGCCCCAGTCGTACGGCGACTTAAAAGGCGGCTACATCGATCTCGACAAGCAGCTATATCTGCAAAAAGGGGGCACCACGACGTACCGCAAACTGCTGGGCAAGAAGCTGCCGCCTATGGTGCTGCTGGAGCAACCGCACAACGGCGAAATGCTCACCGTTGCCAAGGTGGACGACATCGAGGCCGCACTCACTGCCGCCGGTAAGCCAATTCCAGAGACGGAGCGCTCACGCAACCTGGCTCAGAAAGAGCGCGAGAAGGAGCAGGCGGCCGCCGCGAAAATCGAACGCGAATATCGCCGCCGCTTGTTTATGGCTGTACGGTCCGCCGCCACTCCTGAGCTTACCCCTGCGGAGGTGCGCGCCGCTGCGATGGCACTGCTCAAGCAATGCCATACCGACGTCTTGCCCTTCGTCGCAACCGTGTACGGCTGGGACTCCAGCGAGTACCAGGCGGGACACGACGGCTCGAAATGGATTTCAGGCACCGTGAAGCTTGAGAGACTGGTGGACGCCCTGGACGTTGAACAAGCGGCAGTCCTTATCCGCGACCTGGTGTGGGCGCAGGACCTGTTCGTGTACACCCATACCGCCAGCAACGACAAGCCCACTCGCCTGCTTGCCGTTGCCGAGCAGTTCAACGTGAACGCCGCGCAGATTCGCAAAGACGTCAAGCGCGACGCGGAAGCCAAGGCGTCGAAGAAGCCCAAGGCAAGCAAGCCCAAAGCAGCGCCGGCGGCGCCGGCGCAATTGGAGCTGCCGCAACATGACATGATCGACCTGGCCTGCATTGCGACGACGGAAGCTCTGCGCAAGTTCATCAGCGAACACCCAGAGCGCCTTTCCGACCTGTCCGAAACGCTCCTCGATGAGCAGCCCCATCGACTGAGCGAGCTTGAGGCGGCCGCGCTGGCTGAGGGCTACATCTACAAGGGCGGCTGGATGAAAGCGCCCAACCAGGTTGACTCACAGGCGCAAGTTGACCAGGCCACGCACCATGCCGTCGACGCCGAGCCATTCCGCCAGGCCGACGCTGCAACGCCCGAGCAAGCATCCGAAACGGCTACCGGCCACCAGCGCGCGAAACTGCAGCTCAAGGCAAAGCCAGCGGCGCCGGTCGCTGCGGATGGCCCCGTTGTGAGGATCAAGAAAAACCGCGCGGCCTCGCTTCCAGCGAATGACGGCCTGCCGACCGAAATGGAGTACCCAGTATGAGCATCAAATCCAACTCGATAATGCACAATTTCCGCGAGGCCGCGACGAGCTTGGCCGGCCAGCTGCAGCTCGCCGACCGCACGGCCATGACGCTGGCCAGCGAGCTGCAGCTGGCTCACGAGATCATCCTGAGCCTGCGCAGAAACATGACGCTGACGCAAAAGCTGCATGTGGGCTTCGACCTTCAAGTCCGCGGAGTGGCGCCTGACTCACACTTGCGGCAGGACGAGCGGTTGGCCGCGCTGGCCATGGCAAAACAATACGGGAGCGGCCAATGACCGGGATGACAGTCAACCTCCAATACGTCTTGATGCCGGTCTTCTGCGCACTCACTGGCTACACGGAGAAAGCCGTCCGCCGCAAGCTCGAAGACGGTGTATGGATCGAAGGAAAGCAATACCGCAAGGCCCCTGATGGCCGCATAACGATGAATCTGCAGGAGTATTACAAGTGGGTCGAACAAAACTAAGCGGCATCGAAGTACGCGACAGCAGCATCCGTGTCGTCTTCTCGTTCGGTGGCAAGCAGCGCCGCGAGCCAGTTAAGCTCGATGGCGCGGTGCTCCCGCCCACGCCTGCGAACATCAAATATGCGGTCCGCCTTATCGCTGATGTAAAGAGCCAGATTTCGCTCGGCACCTTCGACTATCGTGCGACGTTTCCTGATTCAACGCAGGCCCCGGCGCCAACGGGGCGTACCGGCGATGAACTGTACTTCGACCTCATCGACCGCTGGTGGGAGCTGCTGGAGCTCAAGCCGTCGACCAAGAGCCAGTACAAGCTTCGGAAGGACAATTTCTGGAAGGTCCACTTGCCGAACAAGCCTATCAACACCTTCGTGCACTCGGACATCAAGGGCGCGCTTCGAAAAGGCACATGGAAAAGCAATAAGAGCCGCAATAACGAGCTATCGATCATCCGGGGCGTGTTTGACTTGGCCGTGATGGACAAGCAGATCAAGGAGAATCCCTGCGAAGGACTTGAGTATGCGGACGTTCAGGTGGCCGGCCCTGATCCTTTCTCACTGCAGGAGGTACGCACGGTCTTGGACGGCATAGCAAAGCACTATCATGAGCAGGAGGTAAATTACGCACAGTTCCAGTTCTTCTCAGGCTTGCGCACCTCAGAGGCCATAGCACTGGACTGGTCAAACGTGGACCTGAACAAGGGGGAGGTTCTTGTCGATTCCGTCCTAGTCTACGAGGAAGAGCAGGACTCTACTAAAACGAACACAACGCGGATCGTGAAGCTACCGAGGGAGGGCCTGGCAGCGCTCCTCAACCAAAAAAAGTACACTTACCGATTCAGCGGCAAAGTTTTCCACGACCCCCTGTACGACGCGCCTTGGACCTACACACGCATCACCGGCGCCGTCTTCTGGAAGACAACCCTAAAAAGGCTTGGCATACGCCACAGGCGGGCATACAACACACGCCACACCTACGCAACCATCGGCCTCATGGCCGGCGCGAACCCGGCCTACATGGCCCGCCAGTTGGGTCATAGCTTGGAGATGTTCTTCAGGGTGTATGCGAAATGGATCGACGGACAAAACGACGACCGCGAGCTGGCCAAGATCGAGCACGCGATCGCAAGATTCCAGCCGTAAAAAAAGCCGACGTCAGTCGACAATTTCACGCCCGGTCAACTTGAGATATCGATCTGGTCAACTTAGCTGTTTGTTCAGTTACCTGCTTCATCGACGGGCGAGCCCAACACACTTGCCGCTTCGCCCTGCCCTTTGTAGGGGAATCTAACGCGCTACTGCTAAACAGAGTAATATGAACTTCCGACGATTGTATATACGCAGAAATCCGGGTATAGTGACCGACCGTTTTCGATGGAACTTACTTGTAACCAATGCGACACAACGTGCGGCAAGTCACACTTTGTCACTAAAGTAGGTTGTTTTTCGATGCCAGCGGCCTTATTGTATATACATAGCGGAGGTAAGATTTGCTGAGGATATCTACCGATGTACTAGAGAAGATCACGGGACGCAACATTCGTGTGATTGAAGTGGAGCAGTGCTTTTTCAACCGTGAAGGCGGTTTATGCGACGACACGCGGGCACAACACCTCACAGACCCGCTGACGAAATGGTTTGTAGCGGAAACGGACAAGGGCCGGAAGCTCAAAATAATGTATGTACCTCACAATAGTGGCCCTGAGCTGAAGTCAGCTTACGACGCCACTACGGAAATTTGCCGCATCTATGAAAAATATGCGAGAGACTAAGGAGTTTGACATGGCCACCACGGAAAAGATCAACGACACTACTGAAGCTTGGGACGAGGGCGTTCTGGGCAATGAGGAAGAGTTCGTCCGGAGAGCGCCGCGCGAAGCAGAAAAGGAGCTGGACGACTCACTGGGCTTGCAAGCGATCTCTATTCGCCTTCCCAAAGAACTTATCGAACAGTACAAGCTGATATCCAAGATACACGGCATGGGGTATCAACCCCTCATGCGAGAAGCCCTGAAACGCTTCGCCACTGCTGAAATTAAGGTCATCCTTACCCAGATGGCCAATGAAGGCAAGATCGAGACTCTTGAGAACGGGAAGCAAAAGGTAGAGGTCGAACTCAACCTGGAACACCGGCGCGCTGCGTAGGCATCTCTGATGTACCTCCAAAAGGCCCTCATTCGAGGGCCTTTTTCTTTCTACGGATGAACACGAAGCGGCCTTGTACGACGCGCCGTGATTACGCGGCCTGCATCGACGCCTGCAACCCAGGACACTCCAAAGAATGACCTAAAAAAATAGCCTCAGTGCCGCGATATCTGTTCTGCGCTGTGTAACTCAGGCTGTAGCTGACATACTGTAGATCCCGGTATAGCTCACGGATCTCGGGGACGTCGTCGTAGGAAACTAGACAGTGCTGACGAATTGCAAGCGCCGCAGATGCGACCGCCGCGTGATCATCATGCTTGTAATGATGTTCGTATAGATCTCCGCCTTTTACGTAGTACGGAGGATCAAGGTAAACGAGGGTGCGATCCGGTAGGCCAGGTACAACCGTCTGCAACAGCTCAACGGCGTCCAGTTGGTAGAGTTCGATTCTATCGTTGTGCTCCGCAATTGTCTGGACGCGTTTGATCAATTCATCCTTACGAAAGCGTGCGTCGATCTTGAAGTTACCAGTCTGATCCTTGCCCCCAATGACCCCGGCCCTGAGAATGCCGGATCGGTTCGTCCGATTCAAAAAGAACGTGGAGAATCCTAGCTCTAAGACATCGGCGGAATCCTTGCGAGCTTGCACTTCCCGCTGGGCCGTCCACGATTCCATGTTCACATCGACGTCCTCGATGAGGGCGCACAAGCTATCCGCGTCGTTCAAGACAGAATGCCAAAATGCCCACACAGAGCGATCTAAGTCATTGATGTGGGCCTTCTCTACGAATTCCTGGATCACCAGCTCCAAGGCCACCGATGCGCCACCGGCGTAAGGCTCGACATAGTTTCCGCCCATCAGTCGGTTATGGCGGAAAAGAGCCTTGACGTACTCCGTCAATTTGGTCTTTCCGCCTGGGTAACGCAGTGGTGAGTGATAACTTGACAAGTGGACCTCCGTTGAACAGGCGCTACTTTAGCGCCTTTTGACACGGCTGGCCAGCATCAACTTTGTACATGCGTAATCAAGCGCATGAAGTCGGAAATATTGTCCCAAATGGTCAAAAGTTCGCTTGGCAAAGGCGAGGAATGACGGCTGTGAACAAAAGCATGCAGGGTCGTGATGCTCGTGACTTCGGTCTTCGGGTCTTGGCCGTTACCCACCAGGCGGCTTACTATGTCTTCTTGATTCTTGTTCAGCTTGTCAGACTTCTTCAGGTGCGCGGCCGCAGAGATCGCCTTATCCGCCAGCGTGGTGCGGCCCGCGTCTTTCCTGATGATCGTAACCTTCTCACGTGGAATGTAATCATCCAGGCTCAGCTCGATAAACACACGCAGGAGAACCGCTACCGCATTCTTTTGCTTTTCTACCTGCAGCGCCTTCAACTCACGATAGATCGTGCCCAAACGTGGACTGCTATCGCTGGCAGAAATCGTAAAGTTCTTCGGAATCAGCGTCGTCCGCGTTAACGGCTTTTCGCGGACACGGGTTTTCGGCGGTGGTGAAACTACCTCTAACGCCACGTCCGGGTCTACCGCCCACGCGCCTTCGGGCGCCTGCGTTTTGGGAATGACCGATTTTGGCAGCTGCTCCATGTAACCTTGGCGTTGCGCCTTGCTCTTCAGCTTGGTGACGTTCCATTCGCCTTTCGCCAAGTCCTGCACAACACGCGTGACGACCTTTTCGAGTTCGGCCACTGGCACCAAGCTCTGAAGCTTGCCGCCGGTCTTTTCAACACCCATGATCGCGCGCACACCAGGATCCCCAAGCAGACGGTTGAAGGTGGTAATGGGGAATGGCCCACGCGCAGTTAACTGATCATCCGTAAACCACCCGTTCGCCTTACCGAAGTCGATTAGGTTCATGCCGACGTCGCCCTTGCGGAAGCGTGCGCGCTGCGTGCCATCCCAGCCGACAGTACCAGCACCGTCATTTTCACCAGTATGCTTCAACAAAATCCATACGTCCGCCTCTTCACGCGTTGGAAAAGATACCACATTGATCTTGCTGACCGCATCATGACTAACTTGGGCAGCCAGCTGTTTCATCTTCTTGATGAAGGCCGGCACGCCAGCACCCGGTGGCAGGGAATCGAGCAAGACCGGCTTGGACAGCGCTTTCAGCACAGCGGTCCTGCGGTTCCCTTCCAGCACGACGTACCGCCGGCCTTCCGTCTCGTATACCGCGAGTAGATCAATCGGATTCTGGCCGTTCGCAATAATGTGTTCCGCCAGCTTGATTGTCTTCGCCGTGCTGTCGAGCAGAATCTTGTCCAGCGCCTCACGTTGGCTAGTTTGTACGGGAAAGCGCGGGTTTTGCAGATCGAAATCAAGCTTAGTTACAGGTACTTGGAATGGTGTCATATTCATTAAGATAGTTTTCCGTTTGGAAATTCTTAACCAATCTACACCTTTTGAGCAAAAGAAAAAAGGACCGATACCAAAAATGTGAGATATGGGGCAAGCTTTTTAGCTCCGGGGGGGCATAGGGGCGCGAAGGGGAAGGCCCGATTTAACCCAAAACTAACCCAAAAACCCAAATATTGCGCCGAAAAAGAAAAAAGCCAGCTATGCTAGCTGGCTTTTTCCCTTTGCAAATCAATGACTTGCCATATTCTGGCGGAGAGAGGGGGATTCGAACCCCCGATAGGCTATGAACCTATACACGCTTTCCAGGCGTGCGACTTCAACCACTCATCCACCTCTCCTGCTTCTCTCACTCGTCGCGAGAGGCGCACATTGTA